TCCAATCTCATGAGCATTAATAACCAAACCTGAGTTAACAGCTTCACGCTTGATAGCTTCGTTAACAAGCTTCATACCACCCAAACCAGTTTGAACAATCAACTGACGTTGAGGATCTGGTCCTTTAAATTCAACCTTACCATTGAAGAAGTTGAATAATTCAGATTTAAACAAATCCAAATTGAAAGTACCACGATTATATATACGCTTGTAAGAGTTATCTAATTGCTTCCAAAGACCCACTGATAAACGAATATCATCTGGACCATCTTGCTTAACTTTACCACCTTGTCCCCACATTAAGTAAGTTTCGATGTCATTAGCAATCTTAGTCAAATGAGCTGCTTCTAAAGTAGTCAAGAAAGAACGAGTTAATTGACCTGATTGGTATGCTTTTTTAACATAGTCCTTACCCATCTTAGAAGCCATATCTTCCAAGTTAGTAATAGAAGGATCAGGATTTTTGTCAAAGTTTCTCCAAAGTTCAATAACTGGAACTGTACCATCAGCTTTCATTCCACCTTTCATCATCAAGTCAGCACGACTAGAGATTGAATAATGAACGTGAGCTTCAGCACCACCAACGTAGTTGTAGAACTCTCTAAATCCTGCAGACACTGAACCAATGTCAGAGAATCTTTCGCCATACTCACCACGAGCAGAACCTTTTCTAAACACTCTTGTACCAACTGTAATGTATTTGTTGTCCAAGAATTTAGTGTTGTCGTTGTTTACCAACTGTACTGTGTATATGAAACCATCTCCTGCTGGGATAACATCATCAGCAGTGATGTACATTTCCACACCATTGTACTTGTCATAAGTGATGATATCACCATGACCAAAAGAACGTTTGTTTAATTTAATCTTGAAGGTTTGACCATCAACGCCTTTAGTTGCATTCTGAGGATCAAGATCTTCAATGATGTAAGGTAAGTCCTGTGCTACAGGAATTTGCCATTTGTATTCACCACGTGCGTTGTCTACCATAATCACATTCTTACCACCAAAAGAAGACATTTGATAAAGAGGCATTTCTACCTTTTGTACCATTGCCCACAAATCAACTGGACCTAAGTCAGTTGGCTCTGCAGATTTTAGTAAGTTAGATAAGTGATATGAATCCACATGTGAACTCGTATGATACTGAGTGTCACGTAGGAATATACCATTGTTTAAAACTGGGGTTGCCATAGGGCTTAAAATTTAAGGGTTAATAAAATTATTATCGTTTAAAAATATTTGTTTGTCTAGTTATTTTTTTAGGCTTATTTTGTTCTTCTTCTTCGTGATATGTAGAAATATTCTTACGAGCTTGTTCTGTCTTTAATTGTCTTACAGTTTGTTCAACTGCTGCATTCTTACCCTGTTTTTGTAAAGATTGACGATAGTCATCAGGGCTAGAAAGTAACCAAAGAGCTTCAGCAATTAATTCATAATTGGGCTCTACATATTGATACTTCTCTAAAAGATGTCCTAACAAATTAGTAGGTCTACCTGATACAGAAGGATATTGAGGTTGAACAAGTCCTGAATAAAGAAATGCTTGAGTTTTTTTATCAAGTTTCATTCCACTTATCTCTCCAGGTCTAAGTGCTTCAAATACGTTTTGTATATATGCACTAGCTGCTTGTTCTTGTTGTTGTCTACGTTGCTCTTGTTCAGCAAGTTGTGCATGAACAATTTGTTCTTGCATTGCATCCAACTTTGGTTTGTATTGTTTAGCTTTCTTTTCAAGAGATCCAAGATCTCTAAGAGTGGCTATTTCTTCTTCGATATCTTCAGCATCTTCTCCACGAGCTTGTAAAAAGTTTCTTATAATAAGCTCTTGATCATAATCATCATTAGGATCAAGCTCTCTCACTTGTTCTGTTTGAGCTAAAGCTTGAAATAGTCCTTTAAGATCTTGACCACCATCTGCTACATACTTAGCAGCATATTGAAGTTCTTCTGGAAGACTCTTAAAAAATTCAGCAGGTGTTTGAGAAGCCACTTCACTTTTAAGATTATCAACATTAGCTTTCCATAGTTCATCTACATCTTTTTCAGATAGATTTCCTAAGTATTCATCTAACGATTGTTTCTTTTCATCATAGTCATCAAATGCAAACATTTCATTTGATTCTATTCTTTTCTTTAGAAACTCAACCAATCCAGACTTTTCTGTTTTTGGTCTTCCTTTTTTAGGAGTATCATCTTCTTCTAGCTCATCTGTAATGTCGCCATCCAAAATGTCACTTAGAATTTCTTTAGCTTGTTCTTTAGATACTAGCTTTTCTTTAATATCACTTTCCTCGTCACCTGTTAAAGGTTTATCAAGAGCAGAAGGTTTATCTAAGAAAGTAAGATCTGTTGTGTTTTTACTGAATAGATTTGGTTTTGCTTCTTCTTTAGAAGGAGTGACAATACTGTCAGCACCAGGAGCTCCTAACCAGCTATCAATATCTACATCTATTTGTTGTACAGAAGTCTGTACATTTGTTTGATTTTCAGCCATAATATATATTGGTTTTTTATGTGTATCTCTACATTAATAATATACTAATTTAAACTCTAAAAATTTACAAAATCTTTTTAAATCACACCTAAGCTATGGATAATAGAGCTATAACTATTCTATTTCTTTTTAGCAGATCCAGGCTTATCATATTTATTCTTATTTTCTTTAGCTATTTGAAGTTGTTTATTAGCTATATCTTTTTGAGTTTGAATCTTTTGTCTTTCTACATCTAGTTTATCATCTGATTGTTGTTTTTCTACAAGGTGGGTTTCCCTTTTAAGATTCATTTCATCTTGATAACGTTGATCATCTTGAATCTTAGCCAAAGCATCCACATAATCAGATTGCTGGTTTTGGTTAATATCCACTCCTGCACCATACCCTGCAGCTCTAATTTCAGCCACAGTGATGTTAGTGTCTCTATCTTTTTGAGATTCATCAGATTTAAATTGCATTTGCATTTGCAATTGTTTCTCTTGAGATTGTAACTGCTCTTGTTGCATTTGTTGTTGATGCTGTTGTTCTTGTTGTTTTTGTTGCAGCATCTTCTCTTCTGTACCTTTAAGAACACCTGTAAGCTCAGCAATAGACTCTGATTTAATAATATTACCAAGATCAAATATAGAAGCACCACTAGTGTTATTCTGTATAGCTAGTTGTTTAAGCTGTTCCATAATAGCACGAGAATTAGTTTTAGTAGAACAGAAGATGTTAAGATCTCTCATAAGAAGATCTGTACCATTCATTTCAAAGTTCATCTTTTCATCAGCTGTAGTGATGTATTGAAGACGTACACTAGGTTTCTTAGAATGATAATACTGTGCTAAGTCAGTTCTCATTTGGTGTACACGAGGCATTAAGTTATCACTATGCTGTATAAAGTATTGTTCTGTCTGTGCATAAGAAGCATTCATAGCTTGTTCTATACCTGTAGCAGTTTGTTGCTGAGCTATCTGCATTCCCATACGTTGCTCATTCAATCCTATTACAGCAAACGCTTGTTGTTTAAAATAGTTACCTAATTGTATCCTAGACATTAAACGTTGAGTTTGTTCTAGGTTTAACACTTGATAATGTTGGAAGTTAAGAGCATTCTCTGTATTGGTGATTGAAGTATCCAATGGTAACATTTGAAAGTTCTTCATAGCAACATAAGCTTTAGCCAGATTATTTTTACCCCAATCTTCTCCTAATGAGTGACGAGGTAAAGCATTCTGGTCTAACATAATCACTGTGCCTAGTTCATCAACCAAGATGTCTGCTATTTGATTATTTACTATGTTAAAACCAATTTGATATGGTTTCATAAGATCTACAAGACTCACTGAACGTGTGTTTCTATCTCCAAACACTGATCCTTCTACAGGAAGCTTACATCCATAAAGTGTTTGATCTCCTTTAAATTGGAAAGGAATTCTACCTGGCTTACCTCCTTGTAACCCAAGATAGATGGGATTGATACCCCCTGGGTTATTTACACCCCAAAATGCAGGTCTATTTGGTCCTATCTTCACACCACCCCATGTTTCATTAATCCATATCCAATCAATATGGTCCCCATATATAAGATTATCTTTAGTTTTTTGTTTATATACAGCTGTGTTATACATAGGTTTATCAACCATTTTATAATCTTCTGTAATAACTTCTTGAATTATTTCCCCATCTTCAGTGATTTTAGTAAGATGGCCCACTTTCCTTTGACTTTTCCAATAACAATGTGTAACACGAAGCATATGAGATTTACCAAAGTCTTGAAGATCTTCACTATCAGATAGGATCCACTCAGCAATATCACCAGTGCCAAACTTAGCATCATATAAAGAAGTAAACTGCCTATAAGCAAGTGAAGGAAGTTGAGTGTTCCACTCATGAGATCTTGTAGGGTCATAATATGTACCATCATTTTGATATCCAGAAACTGCATAACCTGCAGAACGTACAGGATAGATAACTTCAAGAGCTTCTAATTGATCTTGAGTCATCATCCATCCATACTTATCTAATACGTCTGATACAGACATCATATCAATCTTACCCACCCAGTTACCCTGAGATATGTAACGTACATCTGGGCTCTTATGGTAGAATGTAAGTAATGGATTCCATAATTCTAATTCATAATCTTCTTCGCCTAAAGCAAAATGCCAAAACTCTCTATCAGTGATGAGCATATCTCTAAAAGCTCTTTCTTCTAGTTCTTGCATTTTAAATCTTTCATCATCCACTCTCATTTGGTGAGTGGCCCATTGTTCTATCATAGAACGATAGTCCTTATTAAAATAAGCTTGTATTTCTGGAAGTGTTTTAAGTTTTTCAGGAGATGATTCTTGCTGAGCTTGTTCAGAATTTAAATCAAGTCCCATCTCAGTCATCTTAGCCATTATTTTATTTTTGGCATCATCAAGCAAAGCATCTTCAATCATTTGCCTTTTCATATCAAGCATCTCATTATAAGACTGATCATCTACAGCTCTAAACATTATTCTTGAAGTTCTCTTAGAGAATTCATTTGTAAGAACGTTTACAACGCTAGGAATAATAGGATAGAATTTAAGCTCTAAAGCTGATGCATCCTCTTTTGTAAGTGTGTCTATAAGATCAGCCATCTCATTATTTTCCTCCACTATATAATCAGTGCGATCAATAATACCTTTAGCTAATTTATAGTTTTTCATTAGACGTCTTGCATTACGTCTAAGTTGTTTCATTCCCTGAAACTCTAACCAGTCAAGATTCCATGCTCTCCACTGATCATCTTTATCAGCTTGTGGTAGAAATTGAATAGGTTGCGTAAGCACACCCATCTTGTGGTATTCTACTTTCTTTCCAGCTTTAAGGTCTAATGCGTTATATACTTGCATGATTATTAATTAGTTAGGGTAATATATTCATAGTTAACATAGGTGACATCTCTTGGTCCTGTTGTATTTGTAAATATAAAAGTTCCAGCATTCCAATCTGTAATAGAAATTGTTATGCTATCTGATGTTTTTAAAGGGACTTCTTGGTTGTGCATACACTGAAGGTTTAAGTTTTGATTGACCCATGTGTCTAAAGGGGCCCCAATTTAATTTACTAATTTTTTGGCTATTTGCCAAGTTTTCTTTATTGGTCTCAATACGTTTAGATAGGCCTCTATTAGATTGTTGCACTTTAGCAAAAGCTATAAGAGCACAGAATGCTACAAGTCTATCCACATTGACACCTTCTCTATAAGCCTGCATTTCTTTTAGAAGCATGGGATCTGGTATTCTTTCCACCCCATAAATGGTTTTTACAATGGTTCCATCTGGTAGAGTTTCATTGTCAAGTTCTTCTTTAAGAAATTCAATACCATAAGATAGAAGGTTTCCTTTAAATAATGTACCCACATTCTTCCAGCCATATTCTTGAAACACATTTCTATTAGCTCCTATATCTTTTAAGAATAATATCATATCTTTAGGAACCAAGTATTTTTGTCTCTTTCTAGATATCATATACTGTATAAATAAAGCTACGTTATTTTCCACAATTGTCCAAGCATTATACCACTCTATAAGAAGTTCTAGTCTTTCATGGGTTTTATTAATGTCATCAAATCTTCCACACCAGCTAGCCACTAAGCCATCTCGTTCTATAGAATTTTCTACATCTCCATTACCATTGTCTTTAATAACCTCTACAGCATTTTTGTAAACATATATAGCACATAAAGAATCAGAAGTGGTTGTTTTACCTTCTCCTACAGGATCTACAGAGGCATAATACATTCCAAATGAAGGATTGGGGTGAGGTCTTTCATATACACATATTACACCTTCTTTATCTTCTGTTCTCTTAGAAATAGGAAATTCCATTATAGGAATCTTTCTGGATTGCTTATCTATAATCTTTCCTTCAGCATTTCTAGAAAGCTCAAGATATTCCACTCCATAGTTTTTATCACTAATACGTTGTAATTGTTTAGATACTAAGTGTGGAGGGAATACACTTATCTTACGTGTAGCAAAAGCTTCTTCTATAGTACGAGGATGCTGAGATATTGTAAGCTGGTAAGCAGCTGGATCCATGTTCTTCTTAGATTTTTCAAACTCTTCGTCAAGAGCAACTAAAGCTTCTTCCACTTTAGAGTTACCATATCCATCTATATAAGGAGGCATAGACCACTGTTCTGGTATAAATAATCCTGTTTTACCTATACTACCATCTCCATCTAAAAGATTTGATTCCACTGCATAGAATCCATTTTCTTCTGGATGTATGATGTATTCTTTAAGAGGTTCACATTGATCAAGATCACCTACAGATCCTGCAGCAATAAACTGTCCTGTGATGATATGGCCTGATTTAAGGGCTGGTTTCATAAACCCATAGGTGTCATTCATCTTAGGAGCAATACCCCCCTCCTCATGAAAGAAATACGTTACAGGTCCACCCACACCATTGGTTGGATCTTTTTCAAAAGAGTAAGAGTTAATTGTAGATTTTAATCCTCTATAAGTATCACGATTATTTATTCTCACTTTAATTTGCTGTTGCCATGCTCCCACCTTATCTGGCTCAGCTGGTCTATACCAAGCAGTGTGTTCATTTAAGAAGTTTTTGTATTCATTAAGAAACTTCCAAGATCCTTTCTCATTTATATAATCTTTTAGACTTGCTCCTATCTTTAACACAGCACCTTCTTCAAACCAATATTGATTAAGTAGTTTAGCCATGTGGAAATAAGAAGAAGCTATCTGACGTTTCTTTAAAATAATAGCATGCTTATAATGAAGTTCTCCTAAAATTTCATAGAGAGCCATGTGATACTGAGCATCCCTGACTTTTGCAAAATCAAATCTTTTTTCTTCTTTATCATAGATTGGCAAGAAATTAAGCCACATATAATAGTCTCTAGATAGATACCAAGTGTAATCTCCACTATGAATAATAATGCCAGTGCGACATTTGTTTTTTTGATCATCCCAATATGTTATAAAGTCTTTACTCTTTAATGGGGCATGACAATAATATCCTTGCTTTTGAAACTTACGTCCTTCAGCATTGAACATTAAACTGTCTTCATTAAATTCATACTTACCAGGTTCTTTAAACAATGGTAATAGAAAGTCTCTGAATTCTTCTCTTGTAGGAAATTCAGTGACAGACCATTGGCCATCTTTGTATGTAGGTACTTCTATAAAGTTACTTGATTTCTCCACGTGTAATATCTTCTATAATATCTATGTCACCTTTACTCTTATGTAAAAGGTCTAATAATGTATTTAGATGTTTACTTCTAAGAACACCTGCATGTTTATAATCATTCCAATACTCATTGTATGTTTCACGTGGAACAGCTGCCCACTGTTCATTAGTTGAATTATAATGAAATACCCAATCTTCTAAATAAGCTAAATCAGCTGGTTTATAATAAGGTTCTTCGTCTTGATAAACTTCTTGTTTCATATTATTTGTTTTATTGATCATATGCTAAGTTTTGTCCACCTCTTACAGATGATTGTTGTTCTTCCATAAGATCTTTATACACTCCTTTAAATGATTGTCTCACTGCATCATACTTCTCTGCCATTCTGAGAAGTGCAGGACTAGATCCATCTCTACCAAATGTAAGTTGTTCTGTTGCCATACTTTTAGCCATATTATCTAAAAATATTTTTATCCCAAGATATGCTCTGTATGTAGGAGTTTGATAGAGTTGTTCACATCTCTTTAACCCAGCCACTATAAGATCATCATCAACACTAAAGTCAGCATCTATTTCTTTTAAGATGATACTTTCTTTATCTGTTTCTTGTATATCAAAGAAAGGATTCATATCTGGATTGGGGCAAGTCATATAAAAAAAGTAGGCATATATAGTGAGATGATCATCTGGGTGAACATCCATTATATCTTTAAGAAACTTTAATGTGTAACAGTGTTCACTAGGAATCACTTTACCATTACTTACATCAAATAATCTAATCATTTTTTTCTTCTTTTAAAAAGTCCATGTTACGTTTTGCATTAGGTGGAATCTTTTTTACTATTTCATCTAGTCTTTCACAATCCCATCCTTCTCCATTCATTGGGTTTCCCCATATCCTTACATCATCAGAATAAAAATGTTTAATAACACCTTTGGGTAGTCTCACTACCCACACAGTGTTTATATTAATTCCATAATCTATAATAAACATGGCTTCTCCATCACCTAATGGTGTATGGACTTCTACTGTTGGGTTTAGTTGTAATATCATTTTATCCTAATAAACTTCTATTTTGTAATAAATCTCTTTTAGCTGATGTCATAGACATGCCTCTTAAAAAGGCTTGGTTTTTTAATTCATTATCATGTATCCATGATATGATGTTCTTTCTTTTATGGTCTTCACTCATATAGCATTTTCTTGCTGTGCCAGCAGGAACAATGTCCCCATTAACATACAAGTCTAGTATTTCTGCTATTGTAAGTATATTATTTTCCTGAGTATTCATAGTCTAAAATTTTACCCACTAGATCACTCCTGTGGTTATGTTTTAATTTAATCCATTTAATTCCATCAATCTTTTTAGAAAGATCAATAGCATAACTAAGTCCATTAAAGTCATCTTTAATATCCTTTTGTTCATTATCGCCATTGATTATAATCCTACCATTCTTTCCAAGACGTGTAAGTAGTGCAAGCATTTCTGCCTTAGTCAAATTTTGGGCTTCTTCCACCACAAGTACATCGTCAATAGTTTTGCCACGTATAAACTGTACAGGTAGTGCAATGACTTTTTTATCTTTGATAAGATCATCAATTTTAGTTTTATTATAACACTTAATAAGGTTTTCTTGAAAGGCTTCCAAATATGGGTTGAACTTTTCATCCAAGCTCCCAGGCAAAAAGCCAAGAGAATGACCAACTTCAACAGCTGCACGTGTAACATATATGTTGTCATATTCTTTTTTGAATATAAAGTCAAGAGCTGTTTGAGCTGATACAAGACTCTTACCACAGCCTGCTCTACCTGTTATCACCACTATTTGATTTTCTCTTATTAGTCTTTTAGCTTCTTTCTGTTCATCATTAAGAGTGATTTCATATTTAATTTCACTTTTTAAAACTTTTTTCTTTTGTTCCATTAATGTGATTTTAATTTATGTTTGTTATCTTCTAACCAGTGTATAAGAGCTATTGCTTCTTCTTTTAAATAGGGAAGGTCATATTGTATTAGATCAAGGACAATAGGATTACCATCAGTATCAAGAGCAGATATAGGATTGTCAAACCTATCGCGTCCTGCCTCCTCAAACAATATGTGATGAATTGTGAGAACACCAGGATTAAGTTTAGGGTTATGCTTAAGAATAATAAACAAATACATACTAAGCTGAAGAGCATAGTGATTAAGATGACAATCATCAAGATGACTGAGAGGATAAGACATTTTTTGTGTCTTTCCTTCCCAATTAGTAAATCCTTCAACTTTAATTTCTTTATTAGTTTTATAATCTGTTATATGAACTTTACCATCTACCACTTCCACAAGATCAGACTGACCACATACACCTGCTGAACGAAGGTACACCATGTGTTCTGGATAGATGCCTTCTTTAAGCTTTTGTTCTGGAGAATATTTTATTCCTTCCACTTCAATAGGTTTAAACACTGGCACTGTTACACCATGTCTTTCCATATCTCCTATTTGACACAAGTCATTCTCTCTTTGATTATGATACCATGTGCCAAGATCTGTAGCACGTTTAGCTTCTGACTTCCAAGCTTCTTTAATTTCTGCAGGTGTCATTCCATACCACTTACTCTTTTTACTTTTAGCCACTTTAGATGCTATAGTTTCTGCATCAAATGGTTGTTTAAATTGTGATATTAAACTAGTGACACTTAACCAATCAATACCATCTTCACTTGTATATTTGTGATTGTGAGGTGTAAATTTTAATCCACTCATAGTCCTAGCTTTTGATTTAATTGATTTTCTTCTTCTTCTGTTAGTTCTGCTTTCCATTTACCAAGAGGACAATCTGAACTAAGTGCTCTTGTTTTTAAAGATAGAGAACATCCACATCCTCCTAGTTTTTCATTGCAACAAGGATGTGTTCCTTTAACAAAACACCCTTCACCTTGCACATCTAGAAGTTCACAACTTAGGCAAATCTGCATTCTTTGTTGTGCAATCTCTTCTACATCTTCTTTCTTAAAAACACTATTCGTTATCCCCTCTATTATCTGACCCTTGTTCTTCCATATCTTTATTATGTTTTCTTTTAGACTCATCTTTGTGCAGTTTAATAAAATCTTTACGTTGGTTTTCTTCTTGAATTATATTTCTTAAATTTCTTAAATCAAATAAATTCTCAGCTATTTTAAAACGAGCAGTCATTTGCTGCATGCCTTTTTGTTTATTGGTCTCTTCCCATTTCTCAAGACTATTTATCTTATCTTCTAATTTCCAATGTTTGATGGTAAAGTCCCCAAGATTGGTGAGATGTATTCTTTGATGTTTTAAAGACGATAGACTTTTTCTCACCTCCTCCCAATAAAAAGATGTTACATCTTCTATTATATTTTCCCCAATGCCAGTTATTCTACTAGTATCAGATATTAATGTTTTAGCTTTTTTAGGATGTAGCAACACTTAAAAATTTAAAATCTAAAAGAATATTACCATCACTATGAATATTTAAAATAGGATTAAGAACTATTTTCTTTTTATTTTTTCCTTCTTTTATAATCATACCTTTCTTTTCCAACTTAGCTAAACAATTACGTGCACTTTGTGGAGAAGAAAATATCTTCTTTTCAAATATTACATTACAAAAGTTGGTGAGTTCTTGCTCTCCTTCAATAGCTAAATAAGTGAGACAATCAAGTTCAGCATTGCTTAATTGTACATATGTTAAATAGCAATGCGTAATAAGCTGGTATTTTACAATACCCCACTTATCCATCTTTACTTTCTTATCCACTTGGTTTACAATAGCCATTATAATTCTAATTTAAAACTTATGTATTCTTGCTTTGTGCCAGTCCAATCTTTATAAGATAGGATTGGAATGGCTCCAAAGTTTTCAAATATTTTCCAACAAGCACCTATACAGGCCTCTCCTGTAAGAACACTAAAGCCAGCTTCTAAACCCCACTCTATAGTCAGCTTAACTAAGTCATGACCATATCCCTGTCCTTTTTGTGTAGGAATAACAGTGAGACTATTCATATGTAATACATTAGATGATTTCCAAGATAGAATGATTTCTCCCACTATCTCTTTTCTTTCATCTTTAAGCCATATGCCTTGGATGTTATTTTCTTCCTCTAGCATGTATGTCTTATAACTATTATCCTTTCTTAGTTCTCTAGGTTGTTCTTTTTCAAACTTAAAGGTTTCTTTATAATCTTTAAGTTTATATAAAGGGGTTGTTGGCATTGATTACTTTTTAAGACCTCTTGATTTAGTCTGTTCTTCTTCTACAGGTGGAGCAGGAATAGGTTCTTCAGATCTTAACACTTGATCACCCACTTTCAATCCTGCTTCCACTAATTCTGGGTTGGCATCAAGATCTTCTTGTGTAAGATTGTAAGGTGTTCCTTGTGGTTGTGTTTGGCTAGGATTGGTGGCATTACCTATAAAAGATAGAGCCTTGATTTCCTCAGCTCTAGCCACAGCTAATCTAGTGTTTAATTCTTGAAGCTTTAATTGAACCTCTTTCACTTCAATTTGTTCTTCCATAAAAGCAATCACTTGTTCTTTACTTGGAGCTTGTTGCTCATTTACTTGTTCTGACATTTTGGTTTATTTTAATTGTTATATAATACCTTTTGATTTAGCTACAGGTTCACCTATTCTTTCCATTGCTTTCTTAACAGATTTACATACAGCTTTCTTAATTTTTTTAAATAGCTTTTTTTTAATTTTATTTTTTAACATAATATATAGGGAAATTAAAGAATGATGTCATCATCGTCACCAAGTGATAAGTTTAGATCAATCCCCCCATCCATCATATTTATATAAGACTCCCACTTATTTATAAAGTCTAAATAGTGTGTATCTAATATAAAAGTTTCCCCTGTATTAGTGAATATACTAGTGCAGTTGTATGAAGGCTCCCCCAACTCATCTGTACTCATCTTAGCTGCTGTCACTACACCTATATCAATAGCAAATGGTAGCCACTTACCACCATCATCATTAAGACCTAGTAAATTCATTTCTGTAGGATTGATTGTATGACAATGCACTTTACATCTGTGTATCATTATAGTTGTTGTTTAGATTTACGTGATTGATTGTATTGATTGTAATTCATATACCTACTCCTGTTATTAGCCTTTATCATCTGCATAGCCATAAGTCTATAAGCTATCCCATCTCTTACATCCACCACAGGTACTTGTACTTCCTGACCCCATTTGTTTCTACCCACCCTATAATGAGAAAGAAGTTCTTCTTCCCCCTCTTCAGTTAGTTTTCTAAATTCTGTCTGGTTCATAATATAATATACTTTAAATGTTTAAACTTAACAAATTTAATTATATATTATATACACCCCTATAATTAAATATCCCCACTTTGTTAATACATCTTACATATCCCCCCACTATTGTGTTAGAAGATGTAATGGGGTATTCATGAGCAACCCCTACTCTGTTTTGGGGAGTGTGTGTACCCCCTCAACAATGTCACCTAAAACTCAAATATAAAATGGAACAGTCAACAAACAAACCAACAGTTCAATCTTTTGACGCTATCATCTTGACTATCGATGACGAAGCTCGTCCAAAGTCAAATGGCAAGCACTTCCTTCTTTGCGAAGTGGAGTTCAAAAGTGGTGCTTTATTAGGGAAGAAGTTCTTCGCTAATCGTACATTAGGCCCAAACAAAACAGAGATTTCTGTGGGACAAGATGTACAAGTGTTATTGTCTTTTGCTGAAAGAGATGGCGTGAAGCGTCCTTTCTTTGAGATCAGTACCAGTCGTGTGGCAAGTGCAGAAGAGATTATGGATTTATTGGGTGCGTAATCCCATTGTAACAGTATGCATAGTAATATGTGCATACTGTTATTTTTTAGTTTACACCATTGGCTCTGTCCAATGTTATTATATATTGTTTTTTAGTTTACACTATTCACTCACAATCTAAAACTTATCTATGTTAGCAACTATCTTAGCTAATGGAACTGTTGTAATCGTTAAGTCTCTTGTAGATGTAATGACTACAGCAGAAGATGTACGCAATGCGTAATACATCTCATCCAGAGAGAGCTCATCTCTGTTAAACCACTGAGTATCAACTAATTGTGTGTGTGTTTATCTATGTGGTAGACACACACTCTTTATTCTTTCATCTAATTCAAATAGCACTAATATAGACCACTTTTGGTGGCATTAGATAGCTATAATATATGTTTAATGCATCATCTCTACTTCACAAGGGTAGACAAATGTAATATATTGTAACCAGGTAAATAAGCATATTGCTAAATAACCTGAATAATTATGATAAGATAGAAATAGGTTATAAGGTATGCTAGCAATACTGAATATAAAACATTATAGTTCCTATTATTACATTTGAATGCAGAGTGGACAATTCTATTCTAGGTTATTGGTAATCCTTAGAAATCATTCAGTTTAATCCAGTATGTCTGTTTAATGCAATCTGGTAATTATGACATACACACACTTAATTCCCTGGAAAGGGTTGTACAGCTTGTAGGCCATTGTACGTAATGTAAAACAACCTTCTGAATGATGCTAACAGCATTAGATCTAAGCACATCTATAAACTGCTCATTTTATTTAACCACACTATTAGTCGTATAAAGGACTGATATGCAACACAGATGTCTTCTGGAGTGGTGTTATTATATAGGATTTCTAGCAGTTAGACTTCATTTAACTGTGGCTTTAGTGGTGATGCATTAACCACTGTTTTTATTTCCCCAAACATTAAAAATTATTTACAAATGAAAATGGAACTTACACGTAATGCTGACAACAAGGTTGTTGGCTACAAACTAATTAAAGAAGAACATGACGATCTAGAAACCTTTGAAAGGGTGAGAGACATGTACTTTTGGGCTTTGGATCAAGAAGTATTGGTGTATGATGGTAGAAAGAGTGATGATGATGATAATACAACAGAACTCAACTTTGCTACTAAAGCACACCATAAAGAAAAAATGGACAAAATCAATTCTCCAATCATTTAAATTCATTTAACATGAAATCTCTTATCGCAATCCTAATCTATTTAGGAACATTTATGGGTCTTTTTTTACTTATGTCTCTTATTGGCTTGTTATGGATGGATAGTTATCATTCTATTATCTCTGACAATCCATGGTTTGTGTTATACACTATATTCTTTGGTTGGTGGATGGCTATGCTACCCACGCGAGAATATTATATAAAACATCATCATTATTTCAAAGAAGCTTTTTAAATTGAATGCTAGTGTAATAGCTAGCATTCTTATTTTCTCATTTAATTATTTAAACACATGAAAAAGTTATTAATTATCAAATCATTAATCATTATTGTTGTTATTGCTATTATAGCATTTACTACATCTTGTTCTAAGCCTAATCCTTATGATTGTCCACCAGCTGTAAATGCAAATAAGCAAATTCATACAGAAGATATGGAAAGTCTTGTTAAGACAAGCCAGCTCGTTTCTATTGCAATAGCTGATACAGTGGATGGTAGAGTGACATACAATGTTTCTTTTCCTGATGGCACTGTATTAGACTCTATGTATGCTGAAGAGATCGCTAATGGTCTTATTACAGGCAAATGGGATTATAATGAAGATTTAGCAATCATCACTCACATCTTCTAAATTCTTACTCTTTTAACAATTATTTTTCACTAAATCAAACCAAAATGAAAACAATTATCGTAGCTATTACAGCAGTGTTATTCTCTTGTAACAGCTCAACTAACACAACCTCTCCTTCTATGGATAGTGTTAAAGTGGCTAACGACACAACAGTTACTCATTGTGGTGCTATTCCTAAAAAGGACAGCACGAAATAAATAAGTGAGGGCTCATCTGTGCACTATTATCATACTAGTATATTATAGTATACTATGTTTATAGGTCATTAGTGAGCTCTCCCTATTTTATGGTTTGATTGATAATCAATTAGTTATGAAAAAACAGCTATTATGGAGTTTTTGGCTATTAATGAGCATATTATGGTGGTTATCTCTATCCATATATATCATTGTATTTAAACTACCATCTCAATTACATCAACTGGGGCAAGAACATCCTTGGTTTATTGTAAATCTATTGGCAAGCATAGTAAATATAATTGCTTGTGTATACATAGGCTCAATCATGCCATCAACAAATAAAAATCATTACACTCCAACTAAATTTTAAAAAATGAAAGTATCTAAAGAACTATTTGTTATGTTGGCAAAGGCAATGTCAACAGATGACGTTATAGAAAAAATGGAAGAAACCATTAATAAATACAAAGAAGCAAAAATGTTGAATATTGATCTTGATGACGCATTAGAAAGCTTACATATTGCTACACATCTATTCATTATGAACTCTATGGAGAAAAGTCCAGATGAAATCATAAAAGAAATGAACAAAGTGGATCAACGTGTTAAATTCTTTGACACAGAAGTAAACTAATTATGGATGGGGAAAGCCTGGCGATCATATCAAAGGGCTACCTATTTAAATTTTATAGTTATGATAATGTGTTTAGTAAATTCAATAACTAAAAAACGTATGCTTGTCACTAGAGTTACATTAGACTATTTTATTTGTGATAGAGTGAATTATATATCTAAAAAAGATGTAGCACTTGGCAAATATTATATCGAAATGCTAGTAAAAGCTTAAAATACGAGGCAAGTAGTTACTGCCTAATGTGCCTTACATGATGGGAAACAGCTTGACAACTGTATAGGTTTGCTCGTATAACAAAGTTATACCAAGATGATAACTTTAACTACAATCTATTCCTAACCTCTACCTGTGAAGAACTAGATGAGGGACAGCCACAACACTTGTAAGCTGGATAAAACAGAGTGTCACTTTTTATTATTTAAACAATTAAAATTTATAAACGTGAAAAAATTAGAAACATTATTAGCAGGAATAATAGTAGGTGGATTTATATGCATGCTATTGTTTGCAATGACGTCTTGTAGAACAGGATATGGCTGTAAAGGAAATCAAAGCTGGGGTAAGATGGAAAGACGTATTAACTCACCTTATTAAACTACTATTATGATAAATTTAGTAAAAGAACCAATGCCAATAAAAATAGAGGCAGATGGTAAGAAATTATGGATTGTTCCATCTAATAAAGATGGAGTGGATTATAAAATATGGGCACAATCTTATGCTGAGGCATTACAATTGCTACCCATGATTGAATCATTCTAAATATTATGAAAATCATGATTTACATTAAAACATTTTTATTTGGTATTAGAGCTCAAGGAGAAAAACTTCCTGAGCCTAAACTACGACCAGAAAGACCATATGATGCACTAGATTGTACTAAATGGTGTCAAGAATTCAAATTTGGTAATAAATATGGGCATAGAGGCTCATTCTATAAAAGAAGGTGAGGCTAGCACAAGCTAGTACCTATGATGTGTCATTACATCTATAGGATTTAGGGGCACGTTCTTGCCCTAACCAATCCAACTCAGGATACTGATCAACCATGAACGTGTGTATAGACGAGAATCTATTCTAATCAGGGATGAAAAAATAACCTGTAATTGTGATCAGCCTATTACACCCTTGTTACGTTAGGACTTTGTCCTGTATCTACCATATGTAGAGCTATTGCAGCTGCTACAATGACTAGTAGTGATACACCCAGGGTGGGTGAAGCCCTGTTTTTTTAAATCTTTTATTATGGATAATTGTAAAGAATGTTTACAACTAGAAACTATGTTTGATACAATAGGTAAAACATATTATAGAATGGATGAAGAAAAAGTTTTGTGTTATAGACATTGGCATCAAGGAAATAGACCTAAATTTGTACATAAAGGAGACTATTATGAAATATTTTCTAATCAATCAATAGCAAAAGCTAAAGGTATAAACAAAGATGAAAAATTTAAGGCTCCAAAGAGGATTTGGTATGGTATCTAATACTGTTATTAGAGATCCTGATATTTCTTTAAGAGATAAAGCTATTTATGCTCATTTATGTTCTTATGCAGATGGTAAAACTAATGAACTCACTGTAGGTATTGACAGAATTGCTTCTGAATGTGGTGTAGACCACTCTACAGTGAAACGAAGTATTAAAACACTCATAGATAAGAAAGTGCTTACAAGAATTAAAAGAGGAATGAATGTTACATCAATAACAATTTTATTAAAATAATTAGTACGATTAAGAGTGCCATACTAGTACAGAAGTGAGAAGCAAGTACGTACTGTTTATATGTGACTGTTCCCTGCATTGCTAGGACGTTCAGCTTATAACTTAAGGTCAGAGCATTCTCTAAATTAGAAAATATGTCCTCTTAATGTACTATATTTGTAAAAATATTTAGCTAAGTAGCTCCAACATAATAGAGCCCTTACTTGTAGTAGGGAGCGTATGGGAGAATGACCCATCTTAGTTAATTTATGGGCCTGCCTGGTTTTGACAGCAACAAGCAGGTAGTATCACACGCAAGGCGTAGTCAGTAGCCAAACAAACTGATTAACACTTAAAGGACAACACAACAGTTGAACTTTCTGATATGACCTTTGATAGCTTAATGGCTTTCATTGGTGCTGACGAAGCTATTGCAGCCTAGTCTCAGACGAGTAGTTATACTTTGGAACAGAAAATAGCAAGCGTAAAGACATAGGGTCTTCCTGTGACACTGACCATCCAAGACTATATGATGTAAAAAGAAAGCACAGTCCCAAATTTCCTGGATTATTAGGACGTTAAAAACATTAGAAGCCAGGTGGTGGAATCTAACCTATGAGTTAGCCCTATTAGGGTGCAAAAGTCAGCTTAAACACTGACTTTAGTACATGAGTTGTCAGCTCATACCTTGACTAAGCGTGTAAAAATGGTATTATTGGCAAATTGTTTGGACAGGGGTTCGAATCCCCTCAGGTCCACTGATCGAAAGATTAAGGGAAAACTAAAGGGTTTTTCATAGGATTTGGATTGATAACGCCCTTCGTTTCTACGAGGGGTTTTTTATATCTTATTTGCCAGCTTAAACCTGATTTTAAACCTATAAAACATAATAAATGACAATGTACAGAGTAATAAATACTTTTGATTCTAAGAGTGAAAATAAAGAAGTGCATGAATATACTATCATGCAGTATACAAATGACAATGGTCATGAAGTGACAGCTCTTCACAGAAGTCATGATGACTGCTGGTCTGAAAATAACAGAGGTAAAGAAGTAATTAAAGTTATAGACACAGGAGACATGGTTATATTTCCTAAAAAAGAATTTGCAGGAGATGTTGATTATGATAAATTAGCAGAATTATACATTCTATTACATTTTATAAATAAAACAGAACGTATGCCTATGTACGAAGGTAAAATAGAAGAAATTATACCAACAAAAACTATTGAAATATGAGTCCAGAAAAGTATCAAGAAGTTAAAGAAATTTATATAGACCATATACAAGGGTATATGAAAGAAGTGGGTAATTTATTTCCACACATTACAATATTTGCTGAACATAAGAATAAAAAAGAAAATGATAAACCAGCTATTATTCATATTCCTATAGATGATCAATATATGGAATCAGATGAAACAAAAGATGAATTTATTAATAACGTGGTACCTGATGTGTTTAAAACAATTAAAAATGATTTTATTCCTTCAGCTGTAGTGTGGGGAACAGAAGCATGGGTGAGAACTGTTCATAAAGAAGAAGTGATAAATGATGAAATAGGTGACTATAAGAAAATACCAATTAAAAAAGAAGTGGTATTTGTTTCTATAGAAACTAAAGATCATCAAGAAAGCATTATTTATGACATTAAAAGAAAAGGTAAACAAGTAAACTCTGATGGAGATTTATCAGATATTATTGAACTTATTGAAGCTGATGAATCTGGTAGTATGAATAATACTAGTGGTAGATTTTCAGGTTTATTTAAATTATTAGAAAATGCTTAAATTTATAAAAAACTTATTTAATTTCTCAAAAACTAAACAATTAGAAGAAGAAGTGACAGCTTTAAAAGCAAAACTTGTAGAGAAACAAGAACAAATAAATCGCACCAATTCTTACTATAAAAAAGTTATTAGAGAGATTAAAAAGGCAAAGAGTAAGTAGTTATAGCTCTATTATCCTAGTAATTATATAATTATGTATATTATTTAAATTATAAACAATATATTTATAGTATTAAATTATATACAAAGTGTTATATCAATTACCAAATGGTAAAGTTATTGAGATTAGTACAGAGCAATTCATTGATATGACTGATGAAGAACTTGAGTATCTTATTGCCTATAATTATGGAGAAGTACAAGAAAATCCATGGTTTGGCTCAATTCTCACTAAGCAGCCACCTGCACTGTTAGAAGATGTTCAGGATCTTCCACCAGATTTAACTCAAATTCCTGTAAACGACAAAATAAATTTCTTAGACATTGATTATAATGTTGAAGAAGATTAAAAAACACTAGCCCCTCTATCGAGGGGTTTTTTATTTAAATTAAATTTTATGACTCCAAAAGTAAGAGTAACAGCAGATGACAATGGAAATGTAATTGGCATCTTTAAAAACAATCCAGAGTATGGATACATTCGTGTTGAACAAGCATCTCCAGTAATCAGTGATACAGGCTGGTTAAGAGTGAGTAGAAGATCTAGCTTTATTAAAGGTAAAGTAGATCAGTTACAAGCTTGTAATTATTCTAATGGACAAGAACTTGCTGGTAAGATTGTAGTGATTGAATCACTCGTTCCATTTAATATGGATAATCCAGATCGTGATCTTAAGATCGCAGGTGATACAGGTGTGATATGTCGCATCAATGATCAACCAATTTATAGACAAGCATTTTATACAACAAATCCAAATGCAACAGATGACTTAATCTATCACACTAATGCAGATGAGATTAGAGAAGTACAATCTGCTCAGCGTGAGATATCTAGTTTAAAAGCTAGTAAATCTAAAACTGAAGCAAGTTTAGATTTGTAGTAGATTTATGATTTAACCAGGGGTGTCACATAATGTGATGCCCCTTATTTTTTATATATAAACATTTACAAAATGAATTTAAACAAAACAATCTCAGCAAACTCTAAAGGTATAACAATTAGCTTTGGAGATGTAAACAAACATCAATTTGTTTATTATAACAACACTAATGATGCTGTTAAAAAAATTCAATTAAATGGTACTGCAAAGTATCAAGCAATAGAGTATGTACACTTTAATAAAGTACAACAATCTCTATATAATCAAGCTGTATATGGACTAAAATCATTTTCTAATGAAGCTATTATGGAAATGGAAAAAGATCAAATAAGAAACATCAAAGAAATGCATAATAGAGCTATGTATATAATTAATGATTATAAGCAAGAAGTTTCTAATGCTAAAGTTGATACTTTTTTATCTAAGATATTTCCAAATTCACCAATAGTAAAACAGATGCTTTGCATCAAAGGTACAGACCCATCAATTAAAGTACCTATTTCCTTAAAAGACTTAAAAATTACATCTACAATGCTTTCTAAAAAACTTGTAGAATGTAGTGTATTACCAAAAAACTTTTTTAATTTAGTTTAATGATAACACCTAAACTTAAAATATGTGCTGGATGTGAAGAACTAAAACACATATGGAAATCACATGGTAAAGAAAAATACTGCAAACAATGCTGGTATACTATCGAGAAACCAAAGTCCATAAAGCCTGTATCTATCAAGATGCAGGCTACTATGGATGAATACACTAAGAAAAGAAAAGCTTATTTAGCATTGTTTTCAACATGTCAAGCTACATTAGTAGATTGTACAGGTGGAGCCACTGATGTCCATCATATGGAAGGTCGTGGAGAGAATCATAATAAAGTGAGCACTTGGTTAGCTGTATGTAGAAACTGTCACAGATGGATTGAAGAAAATCCAGCTGAAGCTAAAGAGCTTGGCTTTTCTAGGTCAAGACTTAACGAGTCATAAAACACTCAAAATGTATGATATAATCATCATTAATGACCCATTATGGGCTTAATGTTGGTTATAACCTACAAAAAGAACGTTATTGTAGAAAATAAACAACAAACTTATGACATCAATAGAATGGTTAATAGACCAACTGATACCTGAAGATCAGCACGAAGGAATAATGGATATTATAGAAGATGCTAAAGAAATGCACAAGCAAGAGATAATAGATGCATACTCTCAATGTGGTAGAGATAACTTTGAGCATATAAAAGTTATTAATAGGTCTGCTACTGAATACTATCAAGAAACATTTGGAAGTAAGGGAAGTGATGCTACAAAAGAAGAATCTAAACAAGAAACACTTGAAGAATCTACTAATATAGATTTCAGTTTATTCAAAAAAGGTTTTTTTAAATGGCAACAAGAACAACAACTTCCCCAACAAGAAATATCAGATGAAGAAATAGAAGATGTTGCTTGGGAAAGATATACAGGAGACTCTGCAAAACTTGGATTTATTGAAGGCTGTAAATGGTATAGAGAACAATTAAAACAACTATAACTTGGCAGTAAAATGAGTTTAGTGCCATTTTATAGAATATTTCCTATTAAAACATTAAAAAACATTAAAAACATAGAAAATTTTCCATTATGGCATTAATTATTGACCCACCATCAGGATGGCAATATGGGTTTCCTAAACCTATTCCTGAAGATAGAAGATATGACTCTCTAACATGGCTGGTAGAACAAGGATATCCACAACATCTTATAGATGAACTAGGAGAACATTTCTATTGTAGATATTGGGAACAACCAGAAGATGGTGAAGAAGTTAAACAAGTATACCCATGAGCTATGAAAAAGACACATTCTCTTTAGCTAAAGGCTTACATCACATCAACAGAGCTAAAATGTATTTTCAAGATGTGAGAATAGGCTGCACAGGAGATTTAAAGAACACCTTTAATGGTTATATAAACAAATGTGATTTTATTCTTAACAACATCTTTGATAAGTTAGGAGAAGACACTCGTAAAGTATATAAAGAAGAATTATCAGATTCATTAGGACTTGATCACATTAACGATCAATTAATGAGATTAGATAATGATCAACGAACAGAGCTTGAAAACATCCTTGATAATATTGTTAAGGGTAAAAAAGTAAGCGTAACTGTTGAAGACTAAATGTCCAGTTTATTGCACAAAAAACTTGACAAGAATGCATGAAATTTTAGGAAAAATTCATGCATTTTTTATTAATAACTAATTGATAATCAAATGGATGAAGAAAAAGCTATTGTAAAATTTAATAATGGCAATTTAGCATTGCTTTGTAGTGATTGTTACACTATTATTAAAATAGGTAGAGACTTCACTAAAGAAGAACTTGAGTTTACAATGGGTAGTGATAAAAATCATTTACCTCCACAATATTGTGAAAAATGTAAAAATAAAACAAATAATGTTTGATGAAATATTAAAAGCTCATGAACAATTAGAAGAGCTTAACAATCAAATTATTAGAGAAAAAGATAATTATATCAAAAAATTAGAAAATTACATTTTAGAATTAAAAACTATTATTGAAACAACTATTTTAAGAAAACATGAAAAAATTAATAAATAAAATTGATTGGTCACTATTTTTTGCTTTTGCTAATATAATTAGTGTATTTTATTTAGTTTGTTTAGCAGTGAGTCAAACTAAAACTGTTACAGAATTAGAAGGAAAAAATCAAATATTACAAACAACTATAGATTCTTGTATAAATTCTAATTTTGAAGAAAATATCACTAATGGTAGATATGAAATCACTTTAGAAATCTTTAGAGAAAGAAATCCTAAAGCTGCAGAACAGTTTGAGGAGATTATGTCACATGAAACTGAATAATAGCATGAATTCTAAAATAACAGCAGCAGAAGAAACATTCTGTATGTATAAACTAGGTAGAGAAGGTTCATTTATGACCTCTCTTATAGACACTATCTTTAAAGGAGATATACATAACCAAGCTAAACTAGGTAAAGGATACCCAGAGCTTGTAGAAGTTATTAGAAGATATGGTATTGAAAGAGGTTACTGGGAAGATTTAGTAAATAGATGGAATGAAGAATATCCAACACTTAAATTATACAGATAATGTCACATCCTTATCACCACAGTATTTCTTCAGCTAAAAAACATGGAGGAATCTGGCAAGACTATATAAATATACACAACTGGTTTGATGAGACTAAAGCTCATTACCCAGACATGAGGCATAGAGCCTTAAGACATCACTCAGAAGGTATCTTTTGGTGTGAAAAAGAATTTGGTGTGGTTGTTATCAATAAAGATGGTAAATCAGTTCCTGTACGTACTATAGGTGAACAACATCTTATGGAAGACATAGGACATATACCAACTATTAAAGACTATCTAGACTGTATGTCACAAGAAGGATGGATGTACAAGCCTGGAGAAGGTAGAAAAATACTAAAAGAAATTAAAGAAGAAAAATTAGATTACACAACAAACATTTAAACATGAAAAAATCAATTTTAAAATGGATTGAAAACCTTGATAACGAAGGTAAAGAACTATCTATAGGATGGGAAGGTGGAGGAGACTCTGGCTGGGCTTATTTTCAAATAGATGGAGATAACGTTGATAATGAATATACAGAAGCTATTTTAGACTATATGTATACTGAATTAAACTATGGCTCATGGGCTGGAGAATTTCAAGCTAATGGTACAGCTATATATGATGTTCCAACAAGAAAATTTGAAGGAACAGATTACTATGGTGAAGATGGAAATGATACATTAGATACTACTATTATAATCCAAGTTCCAAAGAAATTATGGTTTGATACACTTCATGTAGAAGTAGAATGTAATTATGATGAAACACCAAATATTTCTATACAATTTATTGTAAAAAATGGCTTCTTAACTCAGGAACATTTAGATATTTGTAGTAACTTAGAGGAGGTTTTAAAAGATGAATTTGATGCACTTTTTAGTAATTATGAATCAACAGATAGTTGTGAATTTAGAGGCTCTAACGACAGCTGGATTTTAGAAAGAAAAGATGCTGTTGAAGAAGATGATATGTTAGTTTTTAAAATAGACAATGTGGAAATTAATACAATAGACAGTCAAGAAAGAACTATTGTATTAGAGCTAACTGATAATATCATTAACACTATTGATGAAAAATTAAATCAAACAGAAAATGCAAATTAATTATGCAGAACAAACCTATATTGTAAACAATAGAAGTGGGTTTGACTTAACAACAGCACTTAGACTTTGGAAGACTAAATACCAAGATGATTATAGAGATTTTCAGAAAGATGTTATTACACATGAAAGCTTAAGTGACTTTGATGAGTTTGTACAAGACTGCTGGAATAAAATTATGGTAATTACAGTAGAGGAAGCTCTTCAAGTAGCTAATACAGAAGAAAGACGTGTCTATTTTGATGCTATTGGTATAGAAAAACTATTCAAAGGTCTTGAACCTATTCTTTTAGATAAACAAGTAGTTGATAAAAAAAGAACAAGATGGGATGATGATAATAAAGAGTATGAATATGTTTTTGAAGACATCTATGAGCTCTATCAAATAGAAGGTACTAAACTATATGATAAAGACAGATGGGGCAATCCACCTAGTCCTGTATTTGCTGTAAGATGTTGGTGTACAACTACTAATAGAGAATATTGGCTGTATGTACCAAGAGAAGCTGCATTAGGATCTAGATGGTGGGCAACTGGAGATGAAGCAGAACAACCAGATGCTATTAGAGCAATTGCTTGGACTGTACGTGTTGACGTACCAGAAGAAAATTTAGAGAAGATATATAGACAAGGAGATATTATTGTAGCTAAGATAAAACCTAAAGCTAAGCTTACAGAATCTACTTTTAGACCATATCATCTTTCTAAAGAACAATATTTAGCCCTCATGTATTCAGAAACTTAAAAATTATGTCAGAAACAAATAAAAAAGTTCAAGAATTATATATAGAAATTGCTAAAACAAGAAATAGTATAACATACATAAGAGAACAAGTAGCAACTATAGCAGAAGAAGTAGAGTTATGTAAAGCTATATATGAAGCAGGAGGTGTTGATAGACTTCTTTATATACTAGGTGATAGATTAGAACATCTTTTAGAAGAACTATCAGATGAATATAGTTTTAAACCTAATTATAGTGAAATAATAAAAGATAATTTATGAGTACAAAACTAATTGGTCATGTAGGAGTTGATTCAGGTCAACTTCTACTATGTGACCCATGTTATATAGACAGTCAATGGGTGAAGGAAGACTTTGAAGATTTCAGAGCATACCAACACAAAGACACAAAGAATGAGCTCACTTATAGAATAGATTTTAGAAACTATGCAGAACCTATAGAAGCTTATGGTGGAAAGAATATGAATGAGCTTATAGAAACTGGTGAATGGGAAGAAATTCCTGACACTAAAGGAGCTGTTAATCCATTTAGTTATAATGCTTGTGCTAAAGCAACACTATCTGAGAATGGACATGGTGAACTAAACTTCAATCATGGACATGCAGGAGCAGGTGTAGCATTCAGTACAGCATTTGGAGATGGATATTATCCAGTGATTGCACATTATATGACTGATGGTACACTAAGAAGTGTAGAAGTGTTATTTCAGAATGATGATGAAGATGACGATGATATAGAAGATTAATTCACAATTAAAAAAATAAAAATGAACAAAGCAAAACGTATTGTCCTTGGTGAAGGAGAAATTATTGGACACAAACATATTCTAGAGTCTAAGAAAGACATGGAATACACACAAGACACAGACAGCATAACATTTATGTTAGCTGACATGGGTATTCTTACACATGATGAACATGATAAGATGGTATTTTCTAAAGGGAAGTACAGATCATATAATCAAGTGGAGTTTAATCCTTTTGATAACACAGTACAAAGAGTATTTGACTAATGAATAGAGAAAAATTCAAAAAGCAGTTGCTTGATGAAGGGTTTACTAAAGCTGAAATAGATGCATATTTTAGAAAAAAAGATAATGCAGAAAAAAAGAAGCAAGAACAAAAAAAGCTTCAAAAAAAGCTTGATAAAAAATGTAAACCTATTATTTTTTATGGTTATAATACAAATAAATAATGAATAAAAGAGAAGAAATCCAGCAAGAAGCTCTGGATGTTGCACTAAAACATAAAAGATGTGGTTTAGGAATATCTATGGGTGTTGGAAAAACTCTTATTGGTCTTAATTATATAACTCATTTGCAGGGGAAGAATATGGGGAAGCTTAGGGTGCTCATTGTAGCACCCAAGCTCTCTATATTTGATAGCTGGACAAATGATGCAGATAAATTTAAGATTGATATAACTAACGTAGTTTTTACCACTTATTTATCCTTAAATAAACACCATAACTATGATTATGATATAGTAGTGTTAGACGAGTGCCATAGCTTATTAGAGAACCATTTATTATTCTTCACTCAATATAAAGGTAGAATATTAGGTCTCACTGGAACTCCTCCTAGACATCCTAGCTCAGAAAAAGGACAGATGGTAACTCAACTATGTCCTATATTGTATAAATATATTACAGATGATGCTGTAGATGATGACATTCTTAATGACTATAGAATTATAGTGCATAAGATGAGATTGTCTTCTGCTAACACCATAGCTATTAAAACCAAAACTACACAATTCTATACATCTGAAGTAAAGAATTACGCATATTGGTCACAAAGAATTATGGAAGCTAATACTAAAAAGCAAGAACAAATAGCATCTATTATGAGAATGAGAGCATTAATGGACTTTCAAACAAAAGAACATTATGCTAAAAAATTAATAAAAGGTATTGATCAGAAATGTATCATATTTGCTAACACTCAAGAACAAGCAGACAGAATTTGTGAGCATTCAGTGCACAGTAAAAATCCTGATGCAGATGAAAATCTACAGAAGTTTAAAGATGGTGACATTGAAAAACTTTCTTGTGTAATGCAACTTAATGAAGGTGTTAATATACCAGAATTAGGTGCTGGTGTTATTCTGCATGCGTATGGTAATGAACGCAAGTCATCACAAAGAATAGGAAGGTTGTTAAGACTTAATCCTGATGAGATGGCTGTTATACATATACTATGTTATAAGAACACTGTAGATGAAAGATGGGTGGGAGAAGCACTTAGAGATCTTGATCAAACTAAAATTAAAAACTTTGATGTAGATGAGTCAAAATTTAGTAATTAAATACGTAAAGAAAAAAGGACTGCTAGAGTTTCAATCTCTAGCAGCTTCTAAAAAGTTTGAAATATTTGTTTCAAATATACCTGAGAATACTATTGTAGAATGTTTTTATGAAGTGCAACATGATGATGGTACATTACCACAGCTTGCTAAGATTCATGCAATGATTAAAGAGCTTTCTATGTTTACTGGTGAAACTGTTGAGAATATGAAGCTTCTTGTAAAAGATAAAGCAGGCTTATGTATTATAAGAGAAGTGTCAGGCAAAGAATATTTCTTAGCCAAGTCATTTGGTGATTGCTCTAAAGATGAGCTTTCTCTTGCTATTCAGGCGATAATTGAGATAGGTCAGTCAATAGACTATCATCTTCAATAATACTTTTAATAGTTTCTTCCATATTTTTTACTGCATCTTTCATATCAATTTCATATACAAGTCCTTGTTGTTCAGCAGCATATTCTAATTGTTGAATAAGCAAACCTAATGTTGTAATATGTGTCATCCACTCTTCAGTAAATTGTTTATCACCTTTACTGATTTCTAAAAAAGAATCCATTTCTTTTTTATATTTTTCAATTTGATCTGTTGTTATTGATTTAGACATGAATGATATAACTTGATACAATTTTGTAATAATATTAGAATTAGCATCAAATTTAATGATTACTCCTTTTTTAATAGCTTTACCTTTTGGTATTGTATTTTCCATATAATTATTTTGTAACAAATATAACATAAAATTGTGACAGAACAAATAAATTTAGAAGACATCAAAGTTAAGCTAATAGAGAAGCTCAAGCCTTCAGGCTGGGCTAACAAGCTTAGAGGTTTTATTCAAAGCTCAGACTTTGATAAAATCTTAGACACACTATACAAAATGAGAGAAGATGGTAAGCGATTTACACCTCCTCTTAAACAAGTATTTAGGGCATTTGAAGAGTGCCCACACGATAAACTTAAAGTGATAATGATAGGACAAGATCCATATCCACATTTAGGTGTTGCAGATGGATTAGCATTCTCATGTGGTAATACAGATAAACCACAACCCAGCCTTAAGAATATATTTGAAGCTGTAGAAAAGACAATACACCAAGAATGGCCAACCTATCAAGATCCCAATCTAGTTAGATGGGCTAATCAAGGTATACTTTTATTAAATAGTGCACTCACTTGTGAAATAGATAAGGTGGGAAGCCATTATTCTGTATGGAAAGAGTTTGTTGCATACACTATGGACATACTTAATTATACAGATTCAGGACTAATATTTGTTCTAATGGGTAAACAAGCTCAAGAATTAGAAGCATTAATAGGACCACACCATCATATAATTAAAGTGAGCCATCCAGCCTCAGCTGCCTATACAAAGACAACATGGGACTGTGGTGATATGTTCAATGAAATAAACAAAATTATTAATGGACAAAATGGTCCAACATTTAAAATCAATTGGTAAAATGGCAATCAACAAAGTAGACTTAAAAGTCACACAACTAGTAAATGACCTTAATGAAGGTATGACATGGTTCAAGAAAGATGATCTTGGTTATGGTAGTATAGAAAATAAGTATGGTGCTAATGCTCCACAGATTATGGCTATTAGAAAACATCCAGCTCTTAAAGATGCTGAGACTAGTCTTACAATTTTTAACATTATAGACGACACTAAAAAAGAATCACATTCTGATCAAGTAATTGATGTTATGAATAAAACTAAACAAGTAGAAACAATAGAAACTGTTTCTGAAGCAGCAGACATCTTTGCAAACCTTTAATCAACCACACTTAGACATGGCAAGACAATTAAATAGACCTAGTCCTTCTCACAGTGCTACAACTTTTAATGTAGGATATAGAATGGTAGGTAATGATGGTAGAACATGGATAGTTTCAGCTAATAGTGCAGGTGTTCAAAGATGGGTACCTGCAGGTGGTCCAAGACCATTAACACCAACACAACAACCAAGTATACAACAACCAATAACAACAAAACCCCTAAACATGGCAAAGACCAAGTCAATTACAAAAAAGACTACTCAAGAAGTACGTCACATTGAAACTTCCTTAATTAACAAGGAAGAAGTATTTAAGATGCTAGCATTAGCAGAAGCTACAGGATTACCATTATTACTAATAGGTGAGCCAGGTGTAGCAAAGACTAAAACTATTATAGAATATGCCAAAGCTTGGTTAAACAAGGATGGTAAGATGACAGCTGAAGATTTTCAGAACAAAATGTACATCTTAGAGACTGACGAGGGTACTAAAGCATCAGAGATTAAGGGTATGCCTGACTTAGGTAAGTTGTTCACTGAGAATACATATGAAGTGAATGCTCCTGTAGCAGAAGCTGATATTGTAATTATCAACGAGGTGGACAAAGCATCTAGTGCCATTAGAAATGCAATGTTAGGTGTAATGAACGAGAAGTTTTTATTCAATGGTAAGAATAAAATTCCATGTAAATGGAAATTGTTTATTGCAACTTGTAATGAAATACCTAAAGATGAGAAAGACTCTCCATTCTGGGATAGATTTATGTTGAAAATGACTGTAAACAGAGTGTCTGCAGGTGATATGAGTAAGTACTATGCTAAAGGTGCACGTAACTATAAAGAAAGTTTTAAGATTGGCATTCCTAATCAAGCTGAATTAGATACTATAGAAATACCTTCTAACAAGTTAGATAAGTATTTAGAAGTTGGCTATCAACACAGTTCAGATCGTACATTAACTTTTGTACCAAAACTAACTAAAGCTGTATCTTATGTATGGGATATTAGTGTTGATAAAGCTCTTGTAAAAACTGCACAGATTATGATTAATCAATCTGCAGGAAGCGAACTTCAAAATAAACTAATGAGCCCAGAAATTAAGGCTGTTATGAGTAAAGTGGAAATGCTACACTCTCATAGTAACAACGAAGCTTTAGAGCTTGCAGTGGCTGAAATAGAAAGCTTGATTAATACATATGCATCTAGAGGTGTAATGGATAATGGTCAAGTGGAAGAAATAGAAGGCACTATGCAGTTTATTCTAAGTAATCATCCAGCTCGTACTGATTATCAAACATCAGAAGAGTTTGATAATCTAGTAGAAAGCACTAATCCATTTTAGTTTTTTTTTCATATTTTATCCCTGGGTGTTTCTACACCTGGGGTTTATTTTTAAATTAATTTATTATGGCTAAAGAATATAAGAATGTATATACCATTCTTGAAAAAGTAAAAAAGGGTGAAATAGAAACCCATTATAAAGATAAAGATGGTTTATTTGGTAAGATTAATTTCTATAAGAAACCAGATCTTGTTAAACCCTATCTTCATTACATAGATGAGTGGAGATTAGAAAGCATTATGGACAGTCATATGAGAGATAGTAAAATAGTTCAAGAAAGCTATGGTAAGTTTGCTAAAACTACTGACTACAAAAAAATTGATCCAAAACAACAACCTGATCAACAAGCATTTTTTAGCAAATTTCAGGAAAACTATAAAAAGTTTCCTAAACATATGGCTAAAGACATCTTTAAGATGTTTTATAATCCCATAGAAAAGCTTGATTTTGAAGACAGGGATGAGAAGAACCATACTAAGTTTAAGTTCTTAGAAAGGGCTAATAACCCTGTAGGTAAGATTATGTCAGAACATAGCAATCTAAAGTCTGCTATATATGCACGTAACATCCTAGCTTATTTTATCACTCGTATGACTATTATGGATTTTGTAGATCCTAATGCATCTGAAGACATTAAGAATGGATTGAATGGTCAATCTGATTTTGATAATGATGGTGTAGATAAAGCTATGAAACAAATGATGGATAGTACACAAGGTAAAAACATGTTAGATGATGCTATGCAGAAAGCTCAAGAGCTCTGTAAACAAATGGATGATGTAATGGATGGAGATGTTCAAGAACAAATGTTTGAAGCAGCTAATGAACCTGGAACAACTGGTGAAGCAGCCAAACTTAGTCCCAACTATCTTAGAACCATAGCAGCTAGTCTTGAAAACATATCTCTTTCTATGGGATCTCTTAAAGAAAAGATTAAAAAGCTAATGGATAAGTCTGCTAGTTATTTTAGTTCTAAAAAAAAGACCATATATGAAGATCTTTTTAATTCAGATAATATAGCTGGATTAGAAGAGTATGAGATGTTACATCCCAAGCTTAGAAAGATATTTATAGAAGATGTTAATGTTAAAGACACTAAAAGTGTAGGTAAAATTGATATTTATATAGATAGATCAGGAAGTATGAGCTCTCATTGTGGTGTACAAAATGCAAATGGAAACAGTATAAGCAAAATGGATTTTTGTAAAGCTTTTACAGCTAAGCTTAAAGCCATGGATATGCTTAATGATGTCTATACATTTGACAATAAAGTGAAGAAAGGTAAAAATGACGTTATATCCATAGCAATGATGGACTGTGGTGGTGGTACAACAATTGATAATGCAATTCAAAGTATAGAAAAGAATGGTAGAAATGCATTAATAATCACTGATGCAGAAGACAGCTGTTCTATTTATTCTGATAAAGCATTTTTTATTGGTGTAGAAGGAGCTAATTTTAACTATTTTAATGAAATCACTATTAAAGAATACTCTGACAAAGGTCAAGTGGTAGTATTTAATGGTGAAACTATACTAAAAGTTAATGAATTTGGTCAAATAAGTAAATAAAAATAGGGCCTCTATAAACATAGGGGCCCTTTTCTTTTTCTACCAACTGAAGGGAGTTGTTGATAGAATATTACGAGAGGGTTGTACTATCTACCTTGACCTACATATTTCTTTGGTCGAGAAGAATGTTTATTATAAGACTTTTTAGCCTTTCCTGACTTACGTTTACCAAATGTTATCTTTCTTAAGTCTCCTGCTGATTTAGCCATTTATTTCAATATTAAATTATTCTTTAAGAGTTTTTATCTGCTATAAATTTAGCTTGTTCAGCTTCCACCTTAGCTTTAGACTTATCTAAAATCTCTTGTACTTTTTCAGATACAGGTTTAGGTGCTGGAGAATTAGGGAATAAAGATTTAATTTCTTGTGTCATAATATTTAAGTTTTAAATTGTTAATTAATCCCACCAAAGGGTAACATTAGCGTTTCCTGCTGCAAATTCAAAGTCATAAGATATAAGAGCTGTAGCTAAATCTACTGTAGGCACTGATCCATAAGCTTCCAATACAAGACTATAGTTAATTTCTCCTGTAACAGGATCTGCTGGTCCATAACTATACATCATTATTTTAACACCATATAAAGTATTATATGCTGCAGCATCTATATCCCACATTTGAGCACCATCTGCTAAAGGAGTGGTTGTAACATCTAGAGTGGGATCAAAAAAAACATCATTACTTTCTACAGCTGCCACCATTCCTGTTATTTTACCAGGAAATAAAACAGGGCCTCCAAATATTTCATTAGTAGGTATAATTTTAATTGTACCAAGATATTGACTAATTACAGAATTTCCACTATACTGAAGTACTCCTCTCACTCTATAACTATTTACAGTGACAGCTGGAATAAAACCCATACCTTGACCACTAGGATATTGATATAAAGGACCTGCATTAAATAATGTAGATTCTGGATACCATACAAAAGGATAGTCAAGAGTATGTATTTCTTGATTAGCTTTACCTGTTTCTACATCATCTACCAGTCTATTAATGTGACCAAATCTTGCAAATTCTGTATCACCTTTTATTTTGCCTAATGCCCTATCAGGACTTGAAGGCTTAAATTTTCTTATTGCCATTGTTATAATTTTATAAACTATTTAAAAATGCTGTTGTTAAATCTGTCCAGCCTGATACAGAGTTGTACTTTTGAAAAGTAGTAACTTCTACATATGCATTATATCCATGGTCTACATTGATAAACGTACCATTACAATAGAATACATCTACATTAGCTCCTACATTAGCTGCTATAATACCTGATGCTCCTGTTAAGAATGTATTTGATGCTATTCTAATTTGTTCTGTACAATATTTCATAGAAGCTCCATACAAAGATGGTGTTGCTACAAAGTTGTAAGAAGCTAATATAGTAGCTCTAAAAGCATGTAGTATAGAACAAAGTTTATAATGCTGATCATTATTAGCAAACACTCCTGTATTATATACTGGAGCAGATGCACTACCAATCACCCAAGTAGCAGCTGTTGCTACAGCACCACATGTGTTATCTGTTAAAGACTCAGCTTGAGTTTTACCTTTTCTCCATATACGTCCTACATTACCAACTTGTGACACACCTATATGAGGCATATTAACTAAAAATAAAGCTCCATTAGTTGTAATATGAGAAGCCCATGCTTGTAGTCCTAATACACCTGTATGAGGATAACCAGCTAATCCTGCACCAAAGAATGGTCCAAGAAAACTAGACTGCTGTGCAGAAGTCTGTCCTAGATTGTCAACATGCTCTATAGCATTAACATCATCAGAACATACGTCTGTACTAAGAAGCACATCTTTATAACTGTATCCTTGAGTTTTAATAAACTCTTTAGCAGCTTCAGCAAATCTTAAAGCTGGTACAGCATCTTCATATTCACTTTGAACAGTGACTGTATAAGATGCTGGATTAGGTGGGAAAACAGAAGTTGTACAACACAAGTCTGCTGGAACTTCGTTCCATGTACTAGGGCCATTTGGAAATGAACCACTAGTTAAGATAAGACTACCAGGTACTATCTTTCCCTGTTTAGAATATCTTACAAATGCTCTTTTTTTCATAGTTTATTTATTTTTTAGGTTTTGAAATAGGTCTTGGCTTACCACAGCCACAACCATATATGTTATTATTTTTAGTCATTATACTTCTTTTTTATCAGACTTCTGTGTACCAAAATAGTAACTAAAAATCATGAGGGTTAATGTTTTTATGAGTTCAAATAAGTTTTCATTCTGTTGTACAGACAGCAATGGCATACCAAAAGCTATCACCTTATCCACTACAAACACCCCTACTAATGCAGCAAATACTAATAGAATAAACCTAACTAGTAAGTCTTTAGTGTGGTTAATAAATAGCTTGTTGACATAGTAGACACTTGCTGTGATAAAACACATACCCATTATTACACCAAGTATTACAACCCATAAATGTGGAGAGTTAAACATTAGACAAGTAGTTTATAGTATTCGTTAAAGTGTTTTATTCTATCTGCAAGACCTATTGTACCACCATTTACCCTTTTTGTTACTGCTGTTACAGTAGCATCATCAGCACCTTTATCACAAATAGCCCAAAGACCATTTTTATTAAAAAAGAAAGCTGCACTAGATAATGGGTATTTAGTAGCCACTAAATCTGGATTTGTTAAAATATCATCTTCTACAGTTTTATCAAAACTTGTATAATTGTCTTTTCCTGTCAATTGGATGTAACCACGACCTCTAAACTTATACCCATCACCACTAGCTTGATTACCATTACCCATACGATTAGCATATACAATATTGGCAATCTTTTCAGGCTTACGTTGATATTCTGCAGCACTTATAGCTGTGAAGTATTTCTTAAAGATAGTCTGTAACCCACTAGCACTATAGTTTAAATTTTCTGAAACAGCTTTAAATCCACCTGATTCATGCCCACATTGGGCTAAGAAGTGAGCTAAACGTAATGTGGTTGTAATGTTAAATTTAGAAGCAGTGTCAGCAATTTGAGCAATTACACTGTCAGGAATATGTCCTTTTAGTTTATTTATATCCATTATTTATGAAGTTTAATTTTCCAAAATGATGAGACACCATACTGAATTTGTCCACCTTTATCTATACCTGCAGAAATACCAAATATTTTATCACTTTTACTTTTTAATAACAATCCTATATTAATTTGATTTATAGGAGTTAATTGACTACCTTCTAATGATCCCCCAAAATATACTTGGTTTCTTTTTTTCTCAGGTATAATAATAGTTTCTTTTATAATTGGATACTTTAAACTATAATGAGTGGACCTACCAGTTAATAAGTTTCTACTCACAGTGTCTGTAATATATACATGACCTATTGAGTCTATTTTAATGCTATCACTAAATATGTTTTTAGCTAAAAGTTCTTTAACAAGTTCTTCATACTGTTTAATTAACCCTATATAACTTGTATCTGGTAGATATTCTGTGTTCCATCTATCTATTGGCACAGCATAAGGTTCTGTTTTAATCAACTGAGGCTTACTATTAATAGTGTTATTTTTTTCAATCCAAGTTGTATCTCTTATTATCTTAAGACCAGTAGATGGAATATGATTGCCCCCACATCTTTGTAAAAGAATAATGATAAGAAGAGCAAATATTAATAGCTCAGATAAACTAATTTTATTGAGGCCCTTGAGTATCATCAGCAAAAAAGTTTGAAAAGAATTTAGCTACACCAGCAGTAATCATGACTACAATGGCTATAGTTTTATAATCATTAACAAAAGCAAAACTAGAAAGTAACATAGCAGATCCTAATAAAGAATCTGCTATTTTCCTAATTTTCTTAGGAGTGGGAGCCCAATATGATTTTAGACAGAACTTCATTACTTATAAATTTCTTTGATTTTAGAAATTACATCAGCATCAGTCCACTGACCAATAGCATCATATGCAGCACCTTCCCATAATACAATGTTTCCAGGATACCCTTTAACAATAGCAGTAACAGTTTTATCTTTAGAACTATCTATTATAGATTCTATAGTTACAGAACTAATTGTTATGTCTCTAGCAGGAATTTGTTTTACAACTTTACTTCCACCAAGAGAAACAACCAACGATGTATCAGTAGGTTGTGTTAAAGAAATCTTTTTAGGCATATTATATTTTTTAAATATTATTAATTATTAAGCATTTATATAGTAGTTTAAAAACTTACCATTCCAAGCACTATCATACATTAGTAAAACAGGTAGACCATCGCTATCCATTAGTATATCTTTTGAAACATCTTCCATATAAATATAATTTGCTGATGATAAATCATATGAACCAGTTAAATCTCTAGCTGTTATTTTCTTTATATTTAATCCTGAATTAAATGGACCAGTGGGACTAAAATTAAATATAGAGTTTGTTAATTTATTATAATCAATTTTACAAGTTCCTAATATATTATATGCTATTGAACTACTCATTTGTAATGTATTAAAATTAATAGTACTAGATGATTCTACACCATTTAAACTAATATATGAAGCATCTAAATTATTAAATATCATTTTTCCACCATCTATGATATTATTACTAACAATTTGAGATGCATTTGTTAATACGTTATTACTCAATGCATGACCTGATTCATAAATAGTATTACTACTCATTTGGCTATAGGATATACTATTTTCATCTATATAACTACCATTATCTAAAGTGTTACTTTGTAAAGGCGAATGATCTAATATGTTATTTCCAATACCACATCCATTACTTAAATAATTATTATTAAAGTCTGAGTTAGATAATTTATTACCTTCTATTCTACAGGTGCCTCCTCCATTTGCATACGCTGTATTAGTCATTACATTGCTTTTATATAAATTATTATTTATAAAAGTTGTTTCTAACAATTTATTGACTCTAAAACTACTTCTATCAAAATGATTATTTCTAGTTTGTTGACCAATAATAACATTCTCAGTTAAGCCACTATATTGTATTATATTTTCCTCTAGTGATCCATATGAAAAACTATTACTAATAATACCACTTTTATCAATTTGATTATATTGAAAAGGAGCGTAATAAAATACATTATTGCTTATAAAAGCATTGTCAAGTGTATTGTATTGTACAGCAGTATTAGGTGAAGCAACTTCATTATAAAATAAAGTAGAATTTATTTGACAATAATTTGTTAAAGTATTATCATAAATATAACCAGCTCCATTAAAATTTATACATTCAAATTCACTGTCTATAATATGATTTCCAGATAAACCAGTATTTGAATTAGTATCATATTCATTTCCCCATTGAAAAGATTTAATAGGATTGTTATAAAAATAATTAATTATATCATCAGCTGTAACACTCACTATATTATTAGCTTTATCTTTACGAGATGTTATACGATCTGCATCAAAATCATATGTAATAGGATCTAACACTTCATAATACTCAGTAGAGGTAAATGGTACTTCAGTCCAATGAGCAGGGTCAAGATTAAAAATATCATTTGGTACTCCTATAGTACCATCAACACTCACCCATTGCTTTCCACCCCATATAACCCAATCATTTATACTATAAGTTGGAACAACGTTTATTGTAATTGAAAACGACAAACCACTAGGATTAATAGTAACAGTATTTATAAGTCCACTACTCCAATCTCCACTTACATATTGTATAAGATTAGATCCCATATAAAGTCCAATATCACCTTGATCACTTATTAAAGTATTTATTATTGTTGCTTCACTAGGTCCTGGTAAGTAATTATATTGCCAATTAGTATATTCTACTTCTATTAAATTATTATAAACAGGGTATAAATCATATTTAGGATTGTAAAAAATACCATCTCCTTCTTTAGCTAGAGTGTTAGTGGTAAGTGCTTTAATAAAAACTACAGTTCCTCCATATAAAGCTACATCTGCGTCTAAAATTTTATAAATAGTTCCAGGTACCAATGTACTAGTATTTCTTAAATCAACTAGGGCTTGACGAGTGATTGCAACAATAGGTGTACCACCACCATTACAACATGAATCTATTTTACAGCATAATTGCTTATACTTTTTAGTTAACCAGTCTAGTTGTTCAAATATTCCTCTTGCCATGTATTAAGATTTAGGTATGTATTTATTAATATCGTAGATTTCCTCAGGTTTAAAATATTTATCATGAACTATTTTCAAAAAATCATCACTTGATGTTTCAGTCATAGCTGTTATAGGCGTCTTAAATACTTGATGATTAAGCATTTGTACGTCTTTTTTGAGATTTAGAATCTCTGTTTTATCTACATTAGACTGAGCTAATAATTGCTTAACATCAGTTCTAAGTTCAGATACATCTCTCCATATCATCATAGCTAAAATACTCACTAAAGAAGGAAAGAGATAAAGTTTTAGGGTGTTAGCCATTGAACTTTTAGGCATAGGTGTTTCACTCATGTCCAAAAAAATTTATAAAAATTTACACAAAATATACAGATTAATAGAAAAAAAGAGCCTAATTTTGACATCCTTTTCTATAATATAATATACACATTTTTTAAGAACAAACCTAAAAAATTTATGACACCAAAAGAATACAAAAAAAAGATGGAAAAACAACTCATTAAAGACTTTCAAGAAGCTTTTTATGAAAAAATTGGGTATCGTCCTACAGTGGTTACAGAAAGAAGTATAACAAATGAGGGACTTATTATATTGACTCTCAATGAGTTAGAAGAGTATTTTACACCTTATTTACCAATGATACTTGGTAAAAAACATAATTTAGCTTCAAAAGATAGAACAAGAGAATTAGTTGAATTAAGATGTATTTTCTTTTTTATAGGAAGATATATGCATTATGGATTAAAATCTATGGGTAATCATCTGAAAAGAGATCACACTACAGTGATACATAATATAGATGTATTTAAAAACTTATATGAAACAGATCCTAGGTTTGTACAAAAGTATTTACGCATTATTAACCAAATAAAAAAAGATTATGAGCCACCAACTGTGGATGACGCTAATAAAGCACAAGATCAGTCCCAATCAAATATACTTTCTAGATTGTTGCAGGGAGAAAATTCAACCATCAAATGATCTTATAAATCAAACAGCTGAAAAGAATATATGCGAGATGAAAGGTCTAATTAACGATAAAGGTATACTAACACATAAAGCAATGGTTATACTAGATGAATTTGAAACATTGTTAGTTAAAACTAAAAAGATTGTTACGACAACTGTATTAGGTGATGATTTTATAGATAGAATTAATGAATATAAAGAATATTTTCCTAAGAAGCTTCCAACAGGCCCAGGTAGACAATCTGTAAGAGAACTTAAACAAAAGTTTGTATGGTTCTTTAAAAACTATCCTGAATATGATTGGGAAGATATTCTTGAAGCAGCAAACTATTATTGTTATGAACGTAGTCAATTAAATAATGAATTTATGACCAATAGTTCAAACTTTATTAAGAAAGATACAATGAGTAAGGAAAGCATCTCTAAACTAGCTGACTATTGTCAAATGGTAAAAGATGAAATTGAAGAATTAAAAAAGAAAAGAAATGAAAACATTTGAAAAAGTAATACACCACTCTTTAGTGGCATTAATATTTAGTATAATTAACTGGCTCATCATAGATAGTTTCATAATAAAAATATCATTTATTATGTATTTTATTTTAGAAATTATTTTGGCAATTTCATTAAAAATATGTAAATTTACTATTCAAAAATTAAACTTGAATTGATGAGCGAATCCACTGAAAACCCTTATGGGTTTAAGTATCATTGGGAAGTGATACAGAAAAGTATAAAAAACATAGATGATAGAAGAAAAGGACGAATCAAATCATTTGTCACTCCTTGGAACACTATCAATAATGCAACTGCAGGAGGTATAGAATGGGGATCTTTAGTTACAATTGGTGCAAGACCTGGTGCAGGTAAAACAATGTTTGTAAGTAATCTTCTTAGAGATTGTAAAGCTCTTAATCCAACACAAGATTTTAACATTCTAGAGTTTCAATTTGAAATGACTAATGAACAATATGGTCAGAGAGAAATTGTTGCTGCTACAGGATTGGATTATAATAAAGTGTTATCTACTCAAGATCAATTAGATGATTTTAACTTTCAAAGAATACAAAGATATGGTGAAGATTGTAAAAGACTTCATGATTTAGGTGTATTTCGTGGTCAGATAAATAAATCTATCACTGCTAGTGATTTAGAAAAAGCTGTACATCTTTGGTATAATAAGTTAGGTGGTAAACCACTTATTGTCACAGTTGATCATAGCTGGTTAATTAAAAAAGATAGCACAGAAAGAGAAAAATTACAAACTCTTTATAACACTGCAGATGCTTTAATACAGCTTAAACAAGACCTTCCTATCATTATTATTATGCTTACACAGCTTAATAGAAATATAGAAGATCCTTTAAGAAAGACTCCAGGTTCCATCCAAAACTATCCAACTAGTAGTGATATATTTGGTGGTGATGCTCTTATGCAGGGATCTGATATTGTTATGGCTCTATCAAGACCATTTACATTTGACATTCCTGCATATGGTCCTAAAAGTTATGTAGTTACAGATGATGGAATCTTTGTTCATATGCTTAAAGTTAGAAATGGTTCTAATAATAATAAAATCATATTTATGAAAGGTTTATTTGCAGAACAAAAAATAGTGGAAACAATATCTCCAGGATTTAACATTCAGCCAGGATATACTCCTAGAAACAATAGGAGACCTTCAGCTGATATAGGTAATGAACTTTAAAAATTATAATATGGCAAACGTAATGGATACAATGACAGAAAATGAAAAAACTGTTTATAGACAAATTAAACTTAAAGAAATGCATGATTTCAATAAAGACTTCATGGATGACTTAGGTCTTATAAAAAAAGACTTTAACATGAAATTTCCTTTTATGAGGGATGGTGTTATGGTAGTAGGGTTATTTGATAATGAATTTAGAAGACCAAAAGGTTTTTATTTTGAGTTAATTGATAGTGATCTTGAACCTATTGATTCAACTAGACCAATTTATAGAGTTCCTTACAATGAATTTTATGCTGATGAATTTGAAATGGATGAAAGAAGTAAATTCTTAGTTCCTGTAGATCAGCTAAAGAAAATAAATAGACAAGCAGCAGCAATTCAAAAAGAGTTAGTTATTGTAGAAAGTGATAGAGACATCAAAGAAAACAAATATATTCCACCTAAACCACCATTACCTTTTAGTGCTGCTCCTCAAGAACCAGTAGTGCCAAAGTTAGAAGATGCTCCTTATAGTGAAATGACTATAAGAGATTATATAGCTATTCATACAGGCAGACCTATCAGTAATAAAGCATGGTTAAATGAAATCGTAAAAACAAAATAAATATATGGGACAAGGTATTTTAATTATTGCAGAATCAGGATCTGGAAAGTCAACTAGTATTGAGACGTTAGATCCAAAAGAAACATTTATCATCAATGTGGCTAATAAGCCCCTACCATTCAAAGGATGGAAAAACAAATATACTATTTGGAGTAAAGAAAATCCAAGTGGGAACATGTATGATAAAGCAAGTGTTGCAAACATTGAAGCATGTATCAAGTATGTTAATGAGAAAAGACCTGAAATTAAAAACATTATTGTTGATGATTTTCAGTATATGAGCTCATTTGAATTCTTTGATAGAGCAGATGAAAAAGGTTATGAGAAATTCACTCAGATTGGTGCAGGTATTGCTAGAATATCTAGAATGCCTAAAGACTTGAGAGAAGATCTTACAGTGTTTTTTCTCACTCATGCAGAAGAAGGCACTGATATGGAAGGTAAAAAGAAATATAAAGCCAAGACTATTGGTAAAATGGTAGATGAAAAACTTACTTTAGAAGGTTTATTCTCTATTGTATTGTTTGGCAAAGTGAAAAAGAATAAAGAAGGAGAAATTCGTTATGTTTTTGAAACTTCTAACAATGGTGAAAATACATGTAAGAGTCCAAGAGGTATGTTTAGTTCTTTTGAGATTCCAAATGATTTAGCAATTGTAAAAAACGCAATCGTTGATTTTGAAAATTAGTATATTTGTTAACAATTAAATTAAAAAAACATGTTCAGTACAAAAGGACAAGAAGTAAAAGCAGGAGGAGCTTCAAAATCTCTCCAACCAGGTGTGGTTAAAGCACATATCATTAGTGGTCAAATTAAAACTTCTAACAAAGGTGATAAAAAAGCTTTAGAGCTTACTTTAGAAGGTCCAGCTCTTGATGGATTCGAAGGATGGCCTATGGATAAAGATAATCCAGAAGGACCAAAGTATAAAGGCCAAACAGCTAGAGTGATGGCAACTATTTGGAATGATCAGTTCAATACTAATGATGTTAATAAAAATGACATCTTAAACAAATTATTTGTTATTGGTAAAGAATTAGGATTGAGAAATAGTTTAGACAACATTTCTACAGTGCATGAAATCAAATCTATTGAAGATTGGGCTAACCATGCTATTGATCTTATAAAAGGAAACGATATGTTTTTCTTTTTAAAAGGTTCAGAAGAAGAGTATAATGGTAAAACCATTGTAAAACTTTCTTTTCCCAAATATAAATTCTGTAATGCAGTGGAAAGCAAATTAGATGTATTTGATAAAAACAATCAATATCATTATAAAGCTTTACAAAACAAATCTGTTTCTGGATTTGAAGCTGCATCAAATGATTTTAATTTGTAATTGATTATTAGTTCTAGGTGAATGCATAAATTTTGAGGGGTGTTTTATACATCCCTCTTATTTTTGCACTAAATTTGACATTATGTTTAAAACAAAGAATTTAGTACACGATGTGCATGATGTTCCTACACAATGGATATTTCAACATTTTTGCTCTATAAAAGAAAAACTAACAGGCCAAGATGTAAAGATTAAATCTTTATTTAACCCTAATGAACGCACACCTAGTATGTGTATTTATAGTGATAAAGATAATAATTACAGATACAAAGATTTCTCTACAGGAAAAGGTGGCAGTGCTATAGATCTAGTAAAAGATCTTAAACAAGTTCCTTTTCATAAAGCTTGTCAGTTAATAGTTGAAAATTACAATGATTTTGTTCTTCATAATAATGGAGGATATGATTTTGAAGAGTTTCAACGAGCAGCTAAATATAAAGTGACTAGTCACAAGCTAAGAAGCTGGTCTACCCAGGATCAATATTTTTGGACACAGTTTAATATTGGATCTAAACTACTTGAGGCTCACAATGTGAAACCCCTGGAAAGTTATTGTATGACTAAGGATGATAAGAACCTTTGTATAAAAGGACTATATCTCTATGGTTATTTCAAAGAAGATGGTACTTTATACAAAATATACCAACCCAAGACTCTTGATAAGAAATTTATTAAAGTGACCAACTGCATTCAGGGATGGGAACAACTTGGTAATCATACTAATCTAGTTATTACATCTAGTATTAAAGATGTAATGTCTATTAAGTCTCTTAAGCTTGAAATAGATGTAATAGCTCCTGATAGTGAAAACACTATGCTCAAACAAGACATAATGGAAGAACTGCAAAGCAAGTATAAAAAAATTGTGGTATTATTTGATTATGATGATGCAGGTATAAAAGCCATGCAAACTTATAAAGAAAAGTATCCATTTATAGAAACTACAGTCTTACCTATGAGTAAGGATGTATCTGATTCAATTAAAGATTTTGGAGCTAAAGAAGTTCGTAACAGATTAGTTCCTATCTTAGATAAAAAATTAAGCAATGGCTAAAAATAAACGAGTACTAACCCCAAAGACTAGAAATGCAGGCACTTTAACAGAGTCTGCGTTTTGGTCTTTTATACGTAGTGCTTTAAGACAGAAATCAAGATTTTGGAAACCTATTACACAATGTAAAATGAAAGCTCGTAGGACTTACAAGGGTCCTCTTAAGAGACAGAAATTTGAGTATCAGTGTAAAGAGTGTTTAAATTGGTTTCCTGACAAGAAAATCAATGTTGACCACATTGTACCAGCTGGTACTTTAAGGTGTGCTAATGACCTCCCAGGCTTTGTAGAGAGGTTATTCTGTGAAGTAGACAATCTGCAGGTGCTCTGTGAGACCTGCCACAATAAAAAAACACAAGATGAAAAGTCCAAAAGATAAACAAGATCTTATAGAAATCGTAATGGATCAAATTAAAGTAGATGTACGTTGTGGTGAATTAGAAGCTTTAGAAGAACTACTAGGATTTATGCCTAATGTAAATTTAATAGAATATCTACCAGAAGAAGACTGGAAACAATTTAAACATTTAAGAGACAATGGAACAATATAAAATAAAAGCTAATGAAGATTTTTTTGAATTTATAAATGGTATGTTAAAAACAGGTGGAACATACATATTTCCTGCAGCTGATCAAGTGTATATAAAAACAGAAGATAAATTTGAAGCATCTCAAGAAGCATTAGATGCAGTTAATCCTTTAGTAAGCAAGGAATTTTTTGATAAATATTTTAAATTACAACACAATGCCTGAATTACATGAAACCCTAATGGGTAGAAAACTTATAGAAGGTACGTTACCTGATATTGCTAAGCAATTAGAGCGTATAGCAGACATCCTGGACCAGGATAAGATTAGAGAGCTTATTAATCTCTATCCTAATGATCAAGAATTAGGCAGACATGTAAGAGAATATTACATCAGATTTAAATAAATATTATGGCAGAAATAACAAAATCAAATGAGATTTTAGATCCCATCAATGTACAACAGCTTATAGATTTCCTTGAATATGAGGAGGCATTGACAAAAGATAAGGATACAGCATCTAGAATTAGAACACTTTTAACACAATTAGGATTATGGAATTAGAAGATTTAATGCAAGAATCTATAGAAATAATGGAAAAAGACTTTTATGCTAAACCATTTCACTTTTCTTACAGTAGTTTAAACAAGCTCATGTGGAACCCACAGGCTTTCTATCAAATGTATGTCCTTGGTAACAGGGAAGAAAAGACAGAAAGTTATTTAGTGAATGGTAAGATAGTTCATGCTCTTCTACTAGAAGCAGATAAATTTAACGACCAGTTTATTATTAGCCCTGCTAATCTACCCACTGGAAGTACAAGAACTGTTATAGATAGAGTGTTTGCCCATGCTCAGGAGCTACAAGCTAATGGAGATCAAAGAACAGAGTTTACAGAGTTTAGCGATGCTGTATTAGATGTCCTTAAAGATATCAATCTACACCAGAGTTTAAAGACAGACCAACAGAGAATAGACAAGATGTATACACCTGAAGCTATAAACTATTGGGACTTTCTTAAAACTAAAGGTAATAAGACGCTTATAGATCAAGAAACCTATGATTTCTGTAAAACAGGCGTAGATCTTATCAAGATGAATAAACAAGTTTGTGATCTTATAGGATGTAATCTCACTGAGTTTAGCAACAAAGAGGTGTTTAATGAGATTCCTGTAAATATAGACATGAATGGTAAACCATTTGGTCTAAAAGGTATCATTGATAACATTGTTGTTGATCATGATGCTAAGATTATTTATGTAAATGACATTAAAACTACTAGTAAAGATCTAAAAGATTTTAATGAATCTATAGAATTTTATAATTATTGGATGCAAGCTGCAATTTATTCTACGATAATTGCAATAAAATTCATAAATTTAATTGATAGGGGATACCAATTTAAGTTTCACTTTGTAGTGATAGATAAAGCTTATCAAGTGTACCCTTTCCCAGTGAGCGAAAACACTCTGAATAACTGGTTTACCAGATTGACAGATGCTTTAGAAAAAGCCCATTGGCATTATATAAACAAGAGTTATGATCTACCTTATGATTTTGCTGTAGGAAAAGTAACTCTATAAACTAGAGAAACATGATTAAACGCTTATATAGTAAGTACTTTCAAAAATCTAAGTCTTTTTTATACCCTGCATTGGGTATAAAGAAGAACGATAAATTTAAACCTATTAACACCTATCTTTCAATAGAAGGATTGATAGAACCAGAAGATGCTAAATTTATATGTACTTTTGAAAACAAAGATACAGAAGCATTTAAATATTTTGAAACTAAAATGTTAATAGAAAATCCATTATTCTATGAAAAGATAGAAATGGAGGATTGTAACATCTATGTGTTTGATTATGAAATATATACAAGTGATTGGTTTAATTTTATTTTAGGTAAATATTCTAAATTATCAAATGTTCTTAAAAGAGCTATCAAAACCTATTATGGTGAAGGTAGTTCTGAATACGAAATTATAGACACTTATTTGCATCCTAAAGAATATTATGATCTTTATAGTGATCTATTGAATGTTGACATAAATTCTCTACAAAAAATAGGAGAGTTATGCGACCCTTGTGATATGGAAAAAGAAAATTTGAAAATTTCTGTAGAATATTTAGATAAATTAAAAAAAACTATATAACTTTGTAAAAAACCAATTAGTATGAGTAACATGTTATTAATTACATCAAGCTGGGGACCAGCTAAGACTTTCAAGTTGATCCCTATTGACAAAGACTGTCCATTCAATGAATGTATATTTGATGTTCAATCAAAAGTGCTTGCCATTATTGGCAAAGAAAGTAAAGAATCTTTTCACATGCTTCCAAAACTTACTGATCTTGGAGATGTTATGCGTCTTAAACTAGGTAAGAAAGAAAATGGAAAAGATTATGCTGAAGAACGCAAAGCTCTTGTAACATTTTATGAATATTATATCATAGAAAGAGCAGAGATTGTTGACTTCATATCAAAGTTTGCAACTAACGCTGCTGATTTTGATTATGTACAGTATCTTGATTTAGAAATTCCTAAAGAAGGACCTGTAGCGAATAATATAATTACTTCTGTAATTTAATTGTTATTCATACTTAAAAGAAAGGAGGTGCCTAGCACTTCCTTTTTTTATCTTAAGGGGAAACAGCTTAACTGAATATTATAAAAATGAATACACACTGGGTAATGGACTATGAAACTATTTGTAATTGTTTCATAGCTGTATTTGAACACTATAAAAAAGAAGAAAAGCATGTGTTCGTTGTTTGCGAACAGCAAAATGACTTTCCTGAGTTTGTCACATTTCTTCAAAGATGTGTGACAGAAAATGAATGGCACATCTCTTATAATGGATTAAGTTTCGATGCCCAAATATCTCAATATATTCTTGGTGTAAAAGATAAACTACTTCTATTAGATGGTAAATCTATAGCAGAAACTATTTATAAGTTTGCACAAGAAACAATTGATAGATCTGATAAAGGAGAGTTTGCTCTCTATCCTCCAAGTAAACTTAAGATTAGACAAATTGATCTCTTTAAACTAAATCATTGGGATAATAAAGCCAAGATGAGCAGTTTAAAGTGGATACAGTATTCTATGGACTGGGATAATGTAGAAGAAATGCCTCATCCACACTATGAACCTGTTACAAATAGTAACACTTTAAGAGATGTAGTGAATTATTGTATTAATGACGTTAAATCTACCAAGAACATTTTAGATCATTCTAAAGAACAGATACAACTTAGACAGACTCTCACCAAAGAGTATGGTATTGACTTGTATTCTGCTTCAGAGCCACGTATATCTAAAGAGTTATTTTTACACTTCTTAAGTAAGAAGTTAAAATGGAACAAATCTGAGATTAAAACTCTTCGTACAAGAAGACCCACCATCAGTTTAAATGATTGCATCCTACCTTATGTTCAGTTTAACACTCCAGAGTTTAACAAAATGTTGGATTATTTTCGCACTAAAGTTATATCCTCTACAAAAGATGGATTTAAGTATAGTGTAAACTATAAAGGTGTAAAAACTGATTATGGATTAGGTGGTATTCATGGTGCTATAGAATCTGGATTATATGAAGCTCCTCCAGGCTGGACAATAATGACGTCTGACGTTACTAGTTTCTATCCTAATCTAGCTATTAAAAATCAATTTCATCCTGCTCACATTCCACAAAAGGAATTTGGCGAGCTATATGAGTGGTTCTTTGAAGAAAGAAAGAAGATTCCTAAAACAGATCCTAAGAACTATGTGTATAAGATTATATTAAACTCCACTTATGGATTGACAGGCGATGAAAATAGTTTCCTGTATGATCCTAAGATGACTATGCAAATCACCATCAATGGTCAGTTATTACTAACTATGCTCTATGAGATGTTATGTGATAATATACCAGAAGCAAAACCTCTTATGCAAAATACAGATGGTCTTGAGATGATGATTCCTACAGAGAAGATTCCTGTTTACATGAAAGTTTGTGAACAATGGGAGAAGCTTACCAATCTTGTTCTTGAGCATGATGAATATTCCAAAATGATTATTGGTGATGTAAATAATTACATGGCTGTGTATAAGAATGGAAAAGTCAAATGCAAAGGTAGATTTGAATGGGAAGACCTTGAGAAAAAGAAAGTGGCTATGTTCCATAAGAACAAAAGCTTCTTAATCATTCCTAAGGCTATATATGCATTCTTTGTACATGGTACAATGCCTGAAGACTTTGTAGCACAGAATCAAAACATATTTGATTATTGTGGTGCAGTTAAAGCTAAAGGAGGCTGGTACTTTGAAGAAAGAAAAATAGTTAATGGAGAAGTTGTAAATAACAGGCTACAGAAGATTATTAGATATTATATAGCTGAAGATGGAGGTAAACTTGTTAAGTGCAACAAAGATGGCAGGGAGATTCAAGTGGAGGCAGGTCAATGGCTTCAAACCACTGTTAATAAACTTACTAAAGATGATAAGCCTTTTGACGATTATAATATCAATCTAAACTATTATATCGAGAGTATTTATAAAGAAATCACTCAGATACAAAAAGTTAGACCAATGGCTTATTCTCAATTATCATTATTTTAAAAAACCAATAATTATGGGTGCTAACACACAATTTGTCACAGAAGATGTTATCAAAAATGCAGCCCTCCCTAATCATGGAGGCAGATATGGGGTGATTCCTCATGGATTTATTATAGATGAAACTCGTAAAGAGTTAGCCAATCAGGGCTTTAGAATTACAAGAGAGTTATACAAGACTAATAAAGATGGTCAAGTGGCTCAAGGTATTTATCACTTAGATGTAGCTAATGACCCAGATATGGGTATGATGTTTGCTTGGTCTAATAGTTACAATAAAACTATGAGATTTAAATGTGCTGTAGGAGCTCAAGTATTTATATGTATGAATGGTGTAGTGTCTGGTGACATTGCTAACTTTTCACGTAAGCATATTGGACAAGGAGCTTTACAAGATGCAATTGATACTATTAAGAATCAATTGCAGAATGCATACACTTACTATAACAAGCTTGTACAGGATAAGAATATGTTAATGAACATCACTCTTCCTAGAAAAGACCAAGCTGCTATTGTAGGTAGATTATTTGCTGATGATGAAATACTCACTCCTACACAAACCAGTATTGTAAAGAAAGAAATGTACACACCAAGTCATAACTATAATTGTAGTAATGATTCAGCATGGGCATTATATAATCATATCACTCTTGCTTTGAAAGAGTCTCACCCAGGTTTATACCTAGCAGACCATCAAAAAGTTCATAACTTTTTTGTTAATGAATTTGGTCAGTTGGTTACTACCACTAACCAACTAGTTGATCCTATAGACGAAGAAGAGGATAATTATCAAATAGTTGAACCAGTGAGTCCAGCAGGAGGATCTGATTTTGATATAGATGCTATAAATGCAGAGTTAAATCAAACTGCATATGGAGTAAACTTTTTATAACCCAAAAACCAACAGGAGGTGGCTATATTATGTAGTCATCTCCTAATTTTTATCATGTATCAAAGAAAAAACACAATAAGAGGATGGATTTATCACATCTATCTAGTAATTTTGTCAATGTTTAAAAAACCACCTTATGATAATAGGCGTTAATGGGTATTCAGGCTCAGGCAAAGATACCATAGGTATAATTATTCAATATTTAAACTGCACTAATATAGGCAATATTACTATTGAAGAAGCTATAAGAGATTATAAAGACCACAAATGGTGGCTTGAAGATCAATCTGAATGGCAAATTAGAAAGTTTGCAGGTAAGCTTAAAGATATAGCTGAGCATCTTACAGGTATAGATATAGAAAAGTTTGAAGACCAAGAGTTTAAAAAAACCAATCTTAGTTCAGAATGGGATGTTCCTGCTGAAGTTAGTTTAGTAGATGGAGTAGTTAATATAGGTGAATATAGACCTATGACTGTAAGAGAGTTTTTACAAAAACTTGGCACAAATGCTCTTAGAAATGGACTACATGATAATGTATGGGTGAATGCTTTATTTGCAGACTATAAACTTATAGAGTATGGGGATGATGAGCAAGGTCACTATCCTAATTGGGTGATAACTGACACTCGTTTTCCTAATGAAGCTCAAGCTATCAAAGATAAAGGAGGAATTGTTATTCGTGTAGATAGACCAGGCGTTAGTCCCATTAATGATCACCCTAGTGAGATAGGACTTGATAGTTGGAAGTTTGATTACAAAATAGTAAATAACTCAGATTTATTTAAACTTAAGTTTGATATTTTTAATATTTTAAAACACGCAACAAAATAAAAGAATAATGGAAAAAAAATTAAAAGTCAGTCTTTACCTAGATGATGTAAGAACACCTATAGAAACTATACGTGGATATCACCCATGGAATGTGGTAAGAAACTACGATGAGTTTAAAGAATGGATAGTTAAGAATGGTATACCAGACTTAATATCTTTTGACCATGATTTAGCAGACGAGCATGCTGATGACTATTTTAGTCAAGTGGCTCAACAAGGATTTCAACAACCAGACTACGCTTCTTATAAAGAAAAAACAGGAGTTGATTGTGCTAACTTTGTAGCAGAATATTGTCAAAAAATGAATGTAAAATTAAAACAATGTTCTGTACATAGTCATAATCCTGTGGGTTCTAAAAACATCCAAGACTTTGTCAATGGGTTTAAGAAACATATGGGTTGGGATGAAGATTGTTTTATAATGAAACATCCATTTGAAATAAAAGAAAAAGGGAGCAATTAAACTCCCTTTTTTTATAATCCTGTTTGTTTCTTATAGTATTCTATTCTATTTATATTACTCAAGAATGGAAGTATTTTTGTTACTTTCAATATTGTTCTTTCATTGTCATACATCTCTTTACCATTCTTATCTTGCACGCCTAAACTGTGATAGGTTACAGCTTTGATAGCAGCTCCCCAGTTTTTAGCTGTTTGTATTACAGGGAATACATTTTGTTGCAATTCAGCTGCAGAACCAATACTCATGTAATAAAGCATGTCTCTATTAAGATCATGTAATTGTCTTAATACAAGTAGATTATAAATCTTTTTATCTTTATCATCATCTGGAGCTGCTGCTTTAAGAAGAGCATAAGCTATAAGAAGTGTTGTTATGATTTGCATCTCTTTCACCATCTTTTTGAAGTTACTCAATTGCATTTCATCATCAATCCCTGGGTTGGCTCCCATAAGAGCCTTTACCATCATTGGAACAATCTGTAGCTTTTTCTCTACCACCATTCTTCCAAAAGTTCTATAATATCCTTCTTCTTCTCTTTGCAATAAAGCATCAGTGTGACGAGGATCAAAACGAACTCCAAGAGTTTCAGGAAGCCAAGACTTAAATAGAATAAGCATTCTACCAACAGCATTGCTTTTAACCTTTAAAGGTACATCTCTACCAGTGGCACCATGTAATTTATTAGCAAGTTGTTTGTATTTAAGTAGGTTATCCATATAGAAATCTTCAAATGATTTACCACCATTTGCTTTTTCATCCCATTCACCATACTTTTCCACATCATATTCTCTATCTTCTGTAAGACTATCATAAAAATCAACCTTTTCTCCTTTAGATGTTACTACTTTCTCTTTTTTCATAGCTGCTAAAATCATCTCAGCTTTAAAATGAAAATCACCAGAAGATAACCAAGTGTATGCTTTAGGAAGCATTTCTCTAAACTTATCTATTCCAGTTTTCTTATTAACTAATGTTTTTAAGAACATACCATCTTCACCTTCAGCAAGACTAGCATCAGCCATAAGACCAAAAATAATTTTAGTGTTTTTTGTTTGGAACTTACCAAAAGACCAATATCTAGCAGAAGATTCAATAATTGTTTTATTAGCCCACACTAAATCAGCTCTACTGAAATCTCTTCCCCCATGTGAATGAATTCTATTATTAATTTTACCTATTAGTACATTTCGTATAGCTGAGAAAGGTGAGAATCCTAAACTTAATAAACGAGTGTTAGATATAGCTGTATCAATTGTTTTTGTAAGAGAGAAGTTTCTTCCTCCTAGATTGTAATATTCTTTTTCTTTAACTTTAGCTTCTTCTTCTAACTTAGTTCTTTCATCATCTGTTAAACCTTCATTTTCTAATTTAGTGTTAATAACTTTGATATCTTCACTAAGTTGTTGAGCTTTTTTAGCATCAGCACTGTTCCATAATCCTAGAGCTGCTAATTCTTTCCAGTCGTACCAAAGTCTATCAGATTTCCAAAGTTCGTCTTCACTCTTAATACCATAGAAACTTCTAAGTACAGTGTGTTCTACAAGAGATTTAATACGAGAAGCATCTTTGTCTACAGCCTCTAATTTACCAAGCTTTTTGTTTTTCTCATAAGAACCTTCAGTGCCTTTGATAATATCAGTGATGGTATCCACCTCAGCTTTTATTGTATTCTTATGTTTATACACAAGAGACATATCACTCATTAGTTTTGCCATTAACACTAAATCTTTAGATCTTTCTTCTACAGGGACATTTTCATTAATGAACTTAGCTTCAAAACCACGTCTTTCTTTTTTTGTAAAAGCTCCAATATCTTTCTTTGTTTCAAAGTTGGACACTGTTAATGCATTTACAAACCAGTCACCCAATCCAGCAACACTTTCTTTGAGATTGGTTAATCCATATTCTTTTACAGCACGATCTGCTAATACAGGTAGGAAGTCAGGACCTAGCTCATCAATTTCATCTTGAGGAAACCACTTAAGAGTGTCTTGAATAAAACCATTCCACCAGTTGTAAAACTTAAGAAGCTTAGGATCATTTAATATTTTAGCAAAGTTCTCATCATAATACTTAGTGGGAACACCTTTAATTTGTTTAGCAGCAATTAAATAAGAAAATTTAGCTCCACCATATGCTGTAATTTTTTCTGCACCAAAAAACTTTTGGTCCATATACTTTAATGGATTGTTAAGATCATCATATTGATCCACTTTCATATTTACAAACTCATCAAAACTCATATCCTGTGGTACAATAGCAGGATTTGTTACAGCTTCGTTTTCTATATCATATCTATACTCTTCCTTTGACACCTCAAACTCTTCATATTTCTTTTGAGACTCAGCTATAATAGCATCTATTTCTTCTTTACCAAACCCTAATTGTCTCATTTTATTAATCTCAAAAGTTCTTTGAGAATCATTATAATCATTTGGCTTTAAAAAAACAAGTGAATTAAAAGCAATAGTGTTTGACTCATTCCATGCATTGAATCTTTGCCATGCTTTTTTAATAAGATCTGCATCACCATTAGCACGCTCTATATCTTTACGAAGCATACTGTTATTAACTTTCTTAGCAGCTGCAAATTCAGGACTATATCTTGATACAAGAGACATTTGCTTATTACCATCTTTATCCTCATTAATTCTAAAGAAGATGTCAAAACCATTCTTTTTTATTTCAGGATGATCTTTAATAGGAGCAAATTGATCATCAATCTCAGCTTGATTTTTGTTATGCTCCATGTTAATCTTCATGTTAACTTTCTTTATAATGAAAGCTAACTTATTAGGTAGAGCAACACCAGTGGTGCTAAGTTCACGAGCCCATTCTGTAAACCAAGATGTATCGACCATCTTAGTTATATCAGCTTCACTTAATCCTGTAGACTCTTTTACAAGCTCTATAGCAATTCTACGAGACTTTTTACTAAGATCAGAATATTTAGCATCTACTTCCTGCACTCTATTACGTGTATCCTCATTCTTAACATCCACTGAACTCTCAATACCTAACACTTTATATAAGTTTGACCAGGTTTCTACAATGTTATTTGCAAACTGCAAGTCGTTATAGGTGATATCAGTGTTACTATACATTGCTTCAACTAAATCACTATCAATCATAGCTTGAGATAGTAAAAAATCTAACTGCTTATCAATATCAGCATCGTTAAGATCACTAATACTTTTTGATATATCACTCATTATCTTTCTATACTCTGCTTTTTTAGCAAACTTTTCAGCTTTAGAAAGCTTAGGGTTATTATTAATGGCCTGAAGCATATTGTTTGCATCACGATATCTTTGCTTAAGCATTAGATTACTATCAGCTAATAACTCAGATACTTTCTTTTTCTTAGCTGTGGCAACAGACTTGTATATATTATTAAGTCCACCAAACTCTGAAAAACCATCTTTTGATAGTTCTTTGATTAAGTTTTCCTTACTGAATTCTCTACCTTTGTATGTGTATTCACAAGCCATTTAGCATTTAGTTTTAATATTTAAGAATCTAGTTATATCAGCAAAGTTATCATTAATATTTTTAGTTTTTGCTTCCTGTGCAACAGCAATAGATCTTTGTTCTGTAGCTACTTCAGATGAATTTCTTGATTGAATAAGACCAACAATGTTTGTCAATCCTTCTTTTAGAACAGAATTATCTTTTACATTAATACCTAATGCTTTTAAAAGATTACCAATTAAATCCATAAACTTTTCAAAGATAGACTTTTCTCCATCGTATGTAGTGTTATTCATAAAGTCTTGGAATCCTTGGTCAGTCATAATCATACTTACAAAATCATGAACACTTGTTAATCCATAGTAGAGTGATTTATCAGAAGCAGACAAGTAACCATCTGTTTTCATTTGATCTTTAGCTTTTTGTAAAGCAGCAGCATGTTGAGGATCCATCATCATTTTATTATGCACAGCATCATAAAGGTTATTAATGTTTTCTACATACTTTCTTTGCTCAACACTAAGTGTCTCAGGTTTTGCATTTAAAAGTTCAGCAGTGATGTGATGCATAAACTCATGCATAAACACTTCATGTAACTTGTCTCTTATTGCATCTCCATCTAAAGCATCACCAACAGCTAATTTAGGATTAATTGTTATAGTTTTAGTATTACCATTATACATTCCTGGATCAGTTATCTTATCATCCATCACTATAGTGACAGGAGCCACTATTCCAGACTTAGCTATTGCTGTAATAACTTGTTTATTAAAAGCATTGGCATTTGAATAAACTCTGTTTAAGAAACCTTTAATATCAGTGATTGTCTTTTGACCCTGAAACATACTATTCACCCACTTATTAATATACTCAGTGGCACTATATTGCATTGCTAATTCTAGTGGATTAACCACTTCATTTGCTGCATAGCTATTCACTTCATTATTTGATGGGCTTTTTACTTCTTGAGAACCAGGAATAATACTACTTTCAGGTTTAACTTCTTGACCATTATCTGATATAAAGCCTTTAAATACTTCTTGGTTATGTGATATATTAGAACCAGGACTCTTAATAATTACTAACGAACCACTAGTTCTTGTAACAGCAACATACATTGAGCTAAATATATCATCTTGGTTTACACTAGGATGTGCTCTGTTTTGTTTAATGTTATAATCCCCAACAATTACATTCTTAATACTATTACCTTGAGCTGTATGAGAAGATCCTATATAAGATGGTGTGAAAGGTAGTTTTCCTTTACCATCGTGTAGCATTTTAATATCTTCTTTTGCAGTTTTAAAATCACCATACTGCATATCAAATGTGGCTATCACTTTTCCTGTAGACTTTTGTTTTATAGTGATTCCTTTTTGCATTTTGTTTTCATATCTACCAAGATCAACAGCAATATCTAACACTTTGCTATATCCTCTTAATCTATCTTGTCTATTATATAATAGAATTTGCTCCATATCAACCATTACACTTTTATCTATATATTGAGCTATTGTGTAAGGAAGAATTTCTTTAAGAGATGTTTGAGTTTTAACAATATCCATCACTTTAAATCTTGCTCTAGGTTTGACTACACCTCCAGCAATAGCATATTCACCATCAATGTTGTCTATTTTTCTTTCGTCTAGTAAAGCTCTCACTTCATCAGATGTAGGTGTGTACATAAAGTCAGAAGCTTTCATCTCTACACCATCTGTAAACTCTACGTAATCTCCATTAGAAAAATTACGATGTGCTACAGAGTCAATCTGTTTTCCTATTTTAGCAAAATATGCTTTACGAATTTTATCTGAAATAGCAATAGTAGTTGCATTTTCTACATTGTTATAATGCACCCAGAACATTCCATAAGGATTATTATTATCCTTTAAAAAATCTGTATAATCATCAATAACTCCTACAGTGTTATCTACAACAAGTATGTTTTCGCTTGACTTGCTTGTAAGCTTGTCGTAAGCATCAAATGAAAGTTGTTTAGCTTTCTCACCTTTTTTAGTGCGTTCAATGTTCTCTATGATTTGATTACCAATTGCATCATAAATAGCGTGTAAGTTTTTATTACTTGAACGCATCACCTGCGTAAGCTCTCTTGTTTTACTCTTATCAAGTAGTAATGTTGCAGATATAATACCTTTATTTACATCAGCGTTTTGTTGTTCTTTAATAGGACCAAGCTGACGATAGTCACCCATGAAGATAAATATAGGCATTTTATTTGTTACACCTTCTTCTAAATCAGTGTTAATACGTGTAAGCATATCTTTAATATCTTGCACTTTAATCATAGAGCTTTCATCTACAATTATTATATCAGGAACACTAAATGCTTTTTTATATTTAATGTGCTCTAAATACTCCTCAGTTGTCATCATATCTAACTCTGAGCTACCATATCTTATTTTATTTCTACGAGTGGCTGAAGGTATTGTATTCACTTTACCATCATTAGCTTTTTCAGAATCTAGTCCTAATGACTCCTGAAGTACAGTGGCTGCAGTGTGACTAGGAGCTAAGTACATTACATCATTTCTTCTATATTTATTACCAGTGCTTTCTAATCCTTTTATAATAGCTCTAATAACTGTTGTTTTACCAACACCTCCTCTACCTGCAAGTCCTATCATATTATCCCACATCACTTTAGGAATAACACCTGTAAACTTCTGTGTAAGAGGGTCTGTAAAAGAAACTGTATTCTCTAAGTCTTCAGCACGAACATTAGTTCTTTCTTTAAGTATTCTCTCAACATTTCCTTTTATAAAGTTAAAAGCTTCTTGTTGACCATCATTCATTAAAAACTTAGTGGTGTCATCTTCAAATATCATCATGTTGTTTTCATTAGATCCTTCAGGTACACTAATTTTCTTTTCACCTGGAACCACCACTTCTTTAACTTTTGTTTCTGGATCATAAAGATCTTGATCTAACTTGTCACCTAAAGCAGCATGAACTTCTTGCATAAGTTTAGGATCAGTTATTTCATCTCCTAAACTACTTTGTTGTAGAGATAGTATTCTGCTATCATCAGTAACCATGTATCTTGGAGAGTTAGCTTTATTAAGAGTAACAACATTATCAGGGTTCTCTTCTGCTCTTTGTAATAGGATTAACTTTTGTATAAGGTTTCTATCAGTTACAAGAGCTCCCTTTTCACCTTTTCTTTGATAGTAGATATCAAATCCTCCTGTTACATCTGGCTCCATTATAAATGTATGAGCACCATATTGTCTTGTTACAGGTGGTTTAGCATTGTCTTCTTCCTCTTCTTGTTCTTCTATTGTAGGTTTTTCAACAACAGGAGTTATAGAATAAATATATCTACTTTGATTACCTTTTATAAAATTAGTTGAAAATTTATTATTCTTTTCAAAATCATCCCAATCTTCAAATCCTTCAGCTTTTGCATAATTATCAACATTTCTAATATTAAAATCTTGAAGTTTTTGATTATCTAAAATACCAAGAGCTTCTTTACCTTTTTCGTAATCTACTGAATTTATAACAGGACCATAGTTATCAACTGTATATTTTGCATGAGCAATAAATTCAACTTTAACTTTAGTTCCATCAGGAAGAGTGTAAATACCATCTTCAAGTTTTTCTTTTTCAGTTCTATTAGTGATTGTTTTAGTACCAGCTTTTATCTTAGCAATGTTATCAGGTTGCATTTTTAATTGACCTTTTTCTACTTGTTCTATA